CGGATTTATCTATGGAATTTGTAGAACTAAAGGGATTTCCAAAATTCGTAGATGTAGAATCCGAAGAAGATATCAAGGATGATGGCAATTATTATACCATAATTCCTCAAAAAGCTAGTACTCCCGTTAATAACAAACATAAGATTACTAAGCAACTTTCTAAGAAAACTCTAGCAAAGAGATACCTAAAAGAGAAAGGCATTAAAGATGAGGTAAAAACTAATCTATTAATCGAAACACTTAAAAAGGCTGAATCATGTTAACATTCCTAAATATGGACGTAGAGGGTTTTTGTTCAATAGAATCCCTACACTTACAATTAAACCCAACCTGTACCATGTTAATCAAGGCACCAAATGGGAAAGGTAAATCAACTATCCTATCTGCATTGGTATGGGCAATATATGGGAAAAACTTAAAAGGTGTATCTGAGGTAAATACTTGGAAACAAATAAGACCCAAAGAATACCAAGGTACCAAAGTTCAGGTATATTTTCAAAAAGACTCTCATACGTATAAAGTAATACGTTGTCAGAAGTATGACGGTTTACTTGATGATGGGTCTAAAGGGAAAGATAGGCTTATCATTATCAAGGATGGTGATACTATCGACGTAAAAGGGAAAGGTAAAATCCAGGACGTAATAAATAGAGAAATAGGGTTATCATATACACTGTTCATGAATTCTATCATGTTCGGACAGGGTATTAAACGACTCATACAAGAATCCAATTCAGATAAGAAAAAGATATTCGAAGAAGTATTCGACTTAGAATTCTTAAACCTTGCCAAAGGCATTGCATTGCAGGATAAGAATAATGTAATTGCCCAGATAAACGAGGTAGAACATCAATCTCAAATCCTTAAAAGGGAATTAGAGGTTAACAAAGAGGCTTACTTTGATTTACGTGACAGGGAAAAGTCTTTTAAGAAACGTATAAAAGAAGAACGGAGAGAACTAAAGCAAGATAGAGAAAAGCTAACTTCGTTACTTATAAAGAAACAAAAACAAATTAAGGATGAAGTAGATGCTTCTATTCAGATAAAGATTAAGAAACAGAATAAGGTAATCTTGGACTTAAGAGGTAAGATAAAGGATGCTAAGAGTCTATCTAATGTACCTCTCAAGAAGGTAATTAAAGAGTTAGTAATACAGTTAGAAGCTGGACACTACAAACGTGCATTGCGAGATGCTAAATCAATATATAAGGCATTCTCTGACCTTGACAAATACGATAAAGAGTATCAAGAGGCTTTAGAGAGGTTAGAGGAATTAAGTAGTGTTAACGATAAGTATAGAAAACTAAAATCTGAATGTGATGATATTGCTTCTGACATTGCTACTGTTGATGAGGATTTATCTAAACTCAAAGCAGAGAAACTTAAAGTCATGTCTCCCAAGTATAAACAAAAGCTTAGAGAGATTAGGAAAAATTTACGGAAGGTTGATGAAGACTTTCATAACAAAGAAGCAGAGTTAGAGAATTACAATTGGTTAATCAATGACCCATTGGGAAATAACGGAATCAAGGCATATCTATTTGATTCATCACTTGAGTTCTTAAATAAATGCTTGGATAAATACTCAGAGGTATTAGGTTTTAGGATAGAGTTTAATATCGATTTAGGAACTGCTAGAAAAGAATTTGTTACTCTTATTGAAAGAGATGGGCAAATCATTGATTATGATGAACTTAGCGGTGGGGAAAAACAATTGGTTAATGTGGCAATGGCTTTTGCAATGAATGAAGCCCTTACTGCATCTAAAGGTATCAATCTTGCTTTCTTAGACGAGGTATTCGAATCTCTGAGTTCGGATAATGTTGAGGTTGTAACTTCACTGATACGACATATATTCAAAGATAAAACACTATTCCTGATTACTCATTTAGACTCACTTCCTCTTGGTAATACGAAAATCCTGCAAGTGGAAAAAACCAACGGCCTTAGTAGGTACCAATTACTATAATGGTATATAAACTTTAACAAGACAGGAAGATGAAAACCTTTAGTAATTTATACTCTGCTATAAAACATGGTAGAAACATAATAATTAGGCCTAAATGGAAACCCAATGTACCAGGTCATAATTATTATGTTTCTAAAAATGGTAGAGTTTACAGATATCTTGGAGATTTCAAATGGGTAAGGATTTCTGTATATTCAGATGGTAAACCCGACAGTTATTTAAAGTGTAAGATAGATTTAAAATCTTGGTTATTACATCGTTTAGTAGCTACTATTTACCTTCCTAACCCAGATGGTCTACCAGTAGTAATGCACCTTAATAATAACAAAAGGGATTGCAGAGTTAAAAATCTTAAATGGGGTACTGAGTTAGATAATACTTTACAGGCTTGGTTTGATGGTTGTTTACCAACCCCAAATAAGATTATTTATTATAACGATGTACATAATCTTTATAATCAAGGTTTAAGTGTAAGAGAGATAGCTAACATATTACCGATTCATATTTCTTCAGTTCGTAGAATCTTGAAAGGTAAGGGTCTTATTAAGTATAAAGATAAATTTTGTTATGTCAATAAACAGCAAAAATAAGGGTTCAAGATTCGAAAGAAAAATAGGAGCCTGGTTCACTAAGTGGACCGGGTTTAAGTTTGAAAGAAATCGGGCAGGCTCGGGAGCTTGGCATTCGAATAAGGATTCTACTTCAGACCTTACCTGTACCGATGAAAGACATGCTCATAGATGTAAGATATCTGTTGAGTGTAAAAATTATAAAGAGATTAAGTTTGAACATATATTGCTTGGTAACAAAGGTTGTGATATACTCAAATTCTGGGAACAAGCTTCTAAAGATGCAAAGAGAGGTAATAAGGTGCCTATTCTTTGTATGAGATATAACTCTATGCCTGCAGAGGAATTCTTTTTCGTTGTAGGTATCAAGTTGGGAGATTTAATTGCCCAATACGTTGATAGGGTAATGTATATACAAGTACCTGGAAATACTCTTATGGTATTTATGGCTAGTGAAGTATTAAGAACTCCCTATAAGTTAATCCATAAGCAAGCAAAATTAATTCTTAAAAACTCCTAAGCCATGAAGAAACGTACCCCATATTCGTATTGCATCTTTTATATCGAAAGAAAGTACTCCGATAGGATTAATCAAGAACTCAAGGAAAAGGGGTATGACCAACTTAAGGCGATTATCCCTACAGTAAGTGTATTGAAGAAAACCATAAAAGGTAAGATGATATTTGAAGAAGTACCAGTATTATTCAATTATGGTTTTATGAAAATGCCTACTGAACTTGCATTCTCTAGACCATTTCTCAACAAGTTACGAAGAAACATATCTGGTATCAGAACTTGGTTGAGAAATACAGAGACAATGCACCAAAGGAAAAAGAAGGTTAGAATTGATAATGGTGAAGACTTTGATGATTTTTCATTGGTGGCTACGGCAAGTAGAAAGGAAGTAAGGAGATTTAGAAGACTCTCTAAAGAGAACAAAAGGTTTTCAGTTGAAGATTTAGTCAAAGTAAACCCTGGAGATTACTTAGTATTACGTGGGTATCCATATGAGGGGATAGATGCTACTGTATTAGAAGTTGACCATTTATGTAAGAGGGTAAAAGTACTTATATACCCAGAGATGGGAAGAATGGAGGTATGGTTGCCATTCGATAATGTAATCTACAGTGTTTACTATAATCATGATCCAGATAAGCTTTATGCTAATCAGGGAGATTTTGACCCAAATCAGATTACCAGTGAAGCGATAGATAATTTAATTAATTTTAGACGATAGTGTTATGAATGAAGCTCAAAAGAAAGCATGGAGTTGTTTAATAGACAAAGAACAACAATCTTTATTCCTTCAACTATCAGAAAGTAAGTCTTCATGGGAAGCTGGTGAAATTTTAAAGTTGTCTCATTACAAGTATCTTGAAATCCGAGAAAGGTCTGAGAAGTTTTTTAGGCTTTTCTCGGATTTTTTTGAGAAACACACTTCTATCTTTCGACCAGATTGCCCATGCGAGAGGAACTTCCAAGATTATATTGAGGGATGTTTAGAGAAACGTCTGAAGAGAAAGGAAGCCAGTTTATATACTGGGGACTCAGCTCAATTACTTCCAAAAGTGAACTCTAAGAATATAGAGAGGAACATGAAGAGGTTAAAAGATTCTGAGGATGAATGGGATTTAGATACTCTAAGATTAATTCTTGAGTTTGATAGATGGAATAATTTTAGAATACTCCCAAGAATGCTACAACAACCTTCTGCATTTAAAAGAAGGTCCAATAAGAAAGATAAGATATATATCAAATACTTACTTAATAGAGTGCCAGATTGGATGCACACTAAACTTAGGGAAAGGTTTAGATATAAGGTAAAACCTGGTAAGAAGAAATACTGGGTAGCTTTAATATCAGAAGAATTATATACTGATGGTTATTTGCTATTACCCATAAGACCTTTGGATGAGGTAGTCAGTGAGTTTAGTAGATTTTATATGTATGTATTCGAAAATAAAGACGATGCTGATACTTTTGGTTTTATGGTATCTAAGTTTATGATTAAAACTGGTACAGTAAAGCTTGGGCAAAAATTTTGGCCAGAGTACAGATGCTGTGTGGAAAAAGCAATAAACTATAATCAAGTGAATAACATAGAATTCAATATCAAGAAATTAGATATGGCCTATAACATTCATACACACAGAAAACCAAGGAAACCTAAATCTACTGCCGTAGAACGGGCAAAAACCTCGGCTTTTTATAAAAATAAATAGAAATAGATATTTAATTAAAATATTATTCTTATATTTGCATACGAATTAATGAATACTTAAATAATAATATAGATATGGCAAAAAAGAGTAAAAAAGACATGAAAGCCCCATCCAAAGAGAAATCAAGTTTCTTGGGTGCATCAGGGAGAAACATGACTTACAGGGATTTAAAGAGAAAGGCTATCATATTGGGTATGCCTTTCCCAGATGCTTGTTCTGCCGGAGTTTTTGATTTATTACATTACATTCAATCATCAGAGGAAAAGCCTGATAAATCATTAATTGATAAATATGATGATTGGATGGATAAGCAACTTGAAAACATTGGCTATTCAAAAGAAGATCCATTAAGAAATTCGAGATTAAGGCTTGGGTTTCTTGGAGAAGAAGGGGATAATGGGAAAAGGAAAACAAAAAGAGTTCCTGGAATAAAAAAGCCCAGAGAAAAAAAGCCACCAAGAGAAAGGGACGAATTTAATCTTATCAAGGGAACCAAGAAATCCTATGTATGGGAATTAACTTCAAAAGGCTTTGAACTCGATAGGATTATTCGGAGAATGAAAAAGAAATTCCCCGAAGCAAATGAGAAATCTATTAATCTTTGGTATAGAATGGCAAAGAGGACTATCAATGGTAAAGCTAAAGGAAGGAAATAATGGACCAATAAGACCAGATAGGTATTATATATGGACATGGAGACCCGATACTACCAATAAGTATGTAACAGAGAAAAGTTTATATAGGAAACATCTAACGGGTATACCTTATTTCTCTAGACATCATATTAAGGTTACCTTAGTTTATATTTATGGGGTAGATGTCTTACGGTATATTCATATTATATCTGGAAGAAAACTAATAAGGCAAGGTATTAGGGAATTATCCGACATGAATGGTAACCGATTCAAATGGGGTTACACTAAATTCTGGTACAAAGGTAAATTTGTACAAGCGAAAAAATTCATAATACCCGATGAATATCATATAGATAAACATAGGAGGCGAAGATTCATGGTTCAAATGCACCGGGTCTTTAAATCTAAAGGAAGAAAGGAATTCGATGAAAGGTACTCAATTAAACTCTATGGACAACGGCAGGGCATATCTACCGAGCATCTCCACAAAAAGAGATTACAGGTCCGTCTTGCTATCCTACAGGATTTACAACAGGCTGAATCAAGAGGAGAAGAGTAAGTTTAATCTTCTATTCTTACAGTACCCTCCATTGGTAGGTTCACTAGCTTTATATTTAAGAAAGAAAATGAACATCCCAATACAGAAGGTACTATTTATCAAAGCACAAAGGGATATGCTTGATATATTCGATGAGGCATCACTTAAATTTATTGGGTATTTGCCAAAAGAACGGTTCATCAAGAAATCACTTTTGTTCCAAGGGTTTATATCATTGGAGGGTATTAAGCTTAGAAGTTCTTATGCTTATATAATGACTAATAGGATGATAGAAAATAAGATATGGGTATACCCAATTCGACTATCAGATAACTATAAATCAATACAAAAGGGGAAATACAAATTCTATACCGAAGTATTTGGTAAGGTTGGTATTCCCGGAATAACTAAAATTAGGTATAGCAATGAATGATAAATTATCAAAGGTAGGGTTAGTAACACATGGACCCATTAACCCTTTCATAGGTAAGACCTTTAAAAAGGTAACCTACGATAAACACCATAAGGAGGTTAAATCCGAAATGGTAACTATAGAATCCCAGATAGAATTGAAAACAACTCTAGATGAGATTAAACAATTTAACAGTGATAACGAAAATCCCGGAAACGGTAATTATCAGAAACTTATAACAGAGTGATATATTTATTAATTTATTAACCAACTTAAACATTACGAAAATGGCTAAGAAGAAAAAAGAAGTGGAACTGAAAGAAGTTTCCAGAACAGAAATCAATGGTGCAATTATCATTAAGTACGAAGATGGCTCAGTAAAAATCATCCCGGCTCCCATTACCTTGACTGCCGAAGAAGCTGAAGAACTCTTTGGTTCTGAATCCGAGGAAGAAGAGGAAGAAGAGGAAGAAGAGGAAGAAGAGGAAGAAGAGGAAGAAGAGGAAGAAGAGGAAGAAGAGGAAGAAGAGGAAGAAGAGGAACTGACCGGTGAAGACCTTGCCGAAATGGACTTCGAAGAACTCGAAGATGTCTGCGATGACAAAGAACTCGAAACCGATCCGGACGATTACGAAGAAGACGACATCGAAAAACTTCGTAAGGCAATCGCCAAAGAATTGGGTCTCAAACTTCCGGCAAAGAAAGAAGCCAAGGGAAAGGGCAAAAAAGGAAAAAAGTAAGAGATTATGAGGGAAGGAAATATTATTGGGAAGGAGACGACCCAAGGGATGACCTTCCCTTTTAAAAACTATTTAGTAACATAACATTTAAAAATTAAAAGAAATGGCAACAAAGAAAGCTGACACCAAGAAAAAAGGTGACAAAGAAAAGGATGCTGAAAAAGAAGCAAAACGTAAAGCTCGTCAAGAGGCTCTAAAAAACAGACCCGCTGAACAACGTCCTAACAGTAAGCAAATTGATATCATTGCAATCAACGACAAATCCAAGGTAATGAACTTTGGTTATGCCGTAAAAAACAAAGAAGGTTATCAGGGCGTAGTAGTTACTTCAGTTTTGGTTACCGATGGTAAACCGGTATCTACTTCAGTGGCATTCGTTCCCGGAAACTTGACAGTGAAGTCAAAGAAAGGTCATGGCGTTATCTGTTCTCCGAAAAACAAGAAGAACAAAGAAGGTGATGCCGAAGAGGAAGCTGAAGATTAATTCACGCTAATACAGAGAGTAATGTATCTGCTAAAGTTTAGTTAATTCATAGTTAGCAAACATCCTACACTTAGGACGTTGTTCACTCAAAAGCTCATTGCCTGTGAAGGTAGTGGGCTTTTAATCTTTAAAAGGGATACTTTATGGACAAGGAACAATTAGCAATTCGAAAGAATATTCGAATACTTGCATTAGATAATTTAATAAATACTTATACTGATGCACTAGAAGATAAACAATTAAACCTGGAACCCGATGAAAGGGAACTTGCTTTAGATATAATAAATGAAGCAAGAATAATGCTATCAGAAGAAACCCAGGAAGTAGTTAACCCAGTAATACAAAGGCCCAAATGGAAGAAGTAAATATAAGAACTCTCTTATCAAGTATTAAGATAACCAGAAATGATATTCAGTTTACCCAATACCAAATGAGCGTAGCACTTTCAAAGGGGAAGAAAGGTGATTGGCAAAGGCATAAGCTAAGGATGGGTTATCTTAAAAGGAAACTAAAAGGTTTGATGGATAAGTTAAACCAAAAACTTAATGGTATTATACTTACTGTGTTATATAAGGTTGGAGATAAAACTTATGAACAAACTTTTACTAACATTACTCAGCAAGAAGTAGTGGACATATTGCAAATAAGGGCTATTCTGGAAAATGCAAATATAGAAATCCTAGAAATTAAGGAAATCCCAACCCAAATTAGGGAAGTATAACTATGGTATTATGTAAATCGGAAATTCAATTATTCACCAAAATTATAAGAAAATGGCTAAGAAAGAAAAGAAGAGCAAGCCGGAATCTAAGACACCGGAACTCACCAAGGCTAAGAAAGCTTTAGACACTTATCTCAAAGAGAACAAGTTGGACCCAACTAAAGATTGGACCAAGGACAAGAAACACGGTAAAAAGGTTACCGAACTTGTAAACAAGCTAAATAAGGAACGGGATAAGGTCGCTGCTGCTTACCCTGAAGGTGACAAAGAGAATACCAAGAAATTGGTAAAACTTAGTAAAGAAAAAGGGAAAGAGAAGTCTGAAACCAAAGAGAAGAAAGAAAAGAAATCTGCCGGTAAAGCTGCTACCAAATATGATTATCCTCTTATCGATGGCCGGGAGATGACTTCTGCCGAAAAAAAGAAATATCGTATGGAGCAAAGAAAGCTTGCTTCAGGAAAGGCTCCTAAGGAAACGAAGGAAACCAAAGAGAAAAAGGAAAAGAAGGTAAAAGAAAAACCTGCTCCTGCTCCGAAAAAGAAAGAGAAAAAGGCCAAAGATAAAAAGAAGAAAAAGGCCGTAAAAGAAGAGGATTAATCCCTTTTATATAAGTATTCGTTAATAATGAAAAAGGCCTGAACAAAATTGATTGCCAGGCCTTTTTTATTTACTCACACTTAAGTATATGGAACAAGAAGTATATAAACCAAAACTAAGAATCACTACACTATCCGAGAATGGTACCCCTTTATCAGATAGGTTAGTAGATGCTTATACTGAGATGAACTCAGGTCCAAAGGTACAGCATAAGGGTCCTATAAGAGTAGAAGTAACTCTTACTAATAAACAAGATGTAGATAACTTTAAAGAATACTTAGATAGGTTAATTGGGGTATTACCTGCTAAGGCACCTACTGCTGGTAGAGGAAGACCTGCAGGGACTACGGTTAAAAATCTTGAATCACCAAGGGAAGATATCCTTGCAGATGTAGAGAAAATGGTTGAGGAAGGTAAAAGCCAACAAGAGATTATAAAATACCTAAGAGAATTAGGATTTATATTCATTCTTACAGAGGACTTTCTTTATCACTTTCCCGGATTCGAATTCGATAAAAAGGATGTTGGAGAAGCAACCGACAATAAGCAATATCCCAATTCATTCTCCTGGATGGCAAGATGTATCAAACGAGCAAAAGATCCCAAGGCAGATAAATTCGACCCGATGGTTATCTTCGGCTTCAGCATCCTTAACGGACCGTCGAAAAAGATTATTCCGTACCTATATAAGGAAAGGAAGAAACCTCTAAGGGCACAAACTGGAAAGAACGTATTATCTTTCTCTCAGGCAGAATTTACTAAACTTCCTAAGTATATGCTTGAAGAAGAACGTATTAAGTTCTCTACAGAGCAAAGGCAATTGCTTCTCAATTCAGAAAAGAAACCCTCTAAGTTCTTTATGCGTTGGTATCGGGATGTAGTATTCCCTGATTCTATCAAGGATAAAATAGAAGAGGCAATCAACCGATAACCTATACCTCAGTAATTATTAAAAGAGTATTTTATATAAAATAAATTTCGTATATTTGCATAAAGAAAATTTTTAATTATGGACAAAGAAACAAAAGACATCATCAAGCTAATTGCTGGCATTCAGATTGAATCTCTAAATTCAATCAAGGAAGAGGTATCTAATGGCAATAACATTGCCGATGACTTAATCAAGAAACTTCTTCAGATTGATAATGATGAAATCATCCTGGCATTAGATGAACACATACAATTATATGTGGATATTGAACAAACACCCCAATTAATTCAAACAATCTCAGAATATCAGATGCTGGTATGTTCACATATCCTATTCCGTATGGAAGATGAATGGGTACATACCAACTCTCAAGGAGTATTGGGAACTTGGGCAATATTCCAGAAGTCACATCTTAAATTTCATCCTGAATTAACACTTTTAAAATTTTAATATAGACATGGAAAAGAACGAATACTTAGAATCAGTTGAAATGAACACTGGAGTTGAAATGATTCCTTGTGAATCCTCTAACATTGAGGGCTTTGGTTATGACTCAAAGAAACAACAACTTTGGGTTGCTTTTAAAAATAACCGGGTATATCGCTATGATAAGGTACCTTACGAAATCTGCAATGGTTTACACCAATCAGAATCCAAAGGTAAATATTTGAACAGTAATATCAAGGATAAGTTTAAAACTACCGGATATGAACTCAGGAACTAAGGTTACAAAAAGTCTTTTAATTGCCATGGGAGCAATGCTACTTTACTTGGGGACTAAATATAATGCCCCTACAGAAGAAGTGAGCATTGCTCCTTCTGAGTTTAATAGGCCCGAACCATTAGATATAAAACCAAAGATATCTAAGCAATGGTATAAATATAGGGTAGAAATAGAGACGATTCCAGAAAATCAATTATATAAGATTGAGAAATCTGGATACCAACAATATGAAGTTTCTAGATTGGGTGAATCTTACTCTTATGTAACCTATGAATTTACATCGGATAAGATAATGACTACCGAAGAAGCTTATGAATTCGTAAAGAAATATCCTGAAAAATGTACTCGGGTACCCAATACTAAAACCGAGAACATCTACGATAGATATAACGACGAATACGAAAATTACATCAATGACCCAGAGGACGAAATAAACTATCCTCCAGAGGTCTTTGATTTCCTAACCGATTAACCTTAGCAAATATAAAAATTTATTTGATTTATTTTTGTATTAAAAATATTATTCTTATATTTGCATAGAGAAATCAATTTACTAACATTTTAAATATAGACATTATGAAAAAGAATGAAAACAAGGTTACTAACCTTATCAGCAACAAGGTTGCAGAACAACTTGAAGGCATTAAGAATGCTAAGACTTCTAAAGAAAAGGCCAAAAAGACTAAAAAGGAATTGGTAGAAAATGCTCAAGAGGCTGCCAAATCCTTTGCCAATGCTAAATTGGTAGAACTCACTCCAAAGGAAAAACCTGCCAAATCTAAAAAGGAACAGGTAGTCAAGGAGGTAAAAGAACAACAGAAACCTTCCATCATCGAACAGGTAATCTCCAACCGAGAAGTAAAATACGTATATCCCGAGGATGTAGTAGACACACTTGCCCGGAAGAAATGGAGACAACAAACTCGTAATGAACTCCATCGATTGGAACTTGCCATGGCACGTATCAAGGATTCTAACTCAAAGGAATTCAAGGCTGCGGCTAAGGCATACGAGGACTTTAAGAAAAAGGTACTCAAACCAGAACAAGTTGCATAACCCTTTGCTAACCAAGTGCCCAGGTCATTTATCCCGGGCACTTTAATTCATAAATTCATACAAAATGGATTACACTATCTTCTCTGATAAGGAGATGCTTAAACAGGATAAAGAACTTGTCGAATTACATAAACGTTGTTGTAAATCTTGGTTAGTTCAGCATTCACTTAAGCATTCTAAGATAAAGAAGTTCTTCATAGTTTATGATTGGTATATTAACCCTCATAACGTAAGGAGCTTCTTTTTTAGGCCTATACACATCTTTATTCAAGCATTGCTATTAGGGCAGCTTGATGATATATCCGATTACATAGACAATAACAAAAATGGAAAACGAAAAAAGAAACGGAATCGAAAGATATAACGTACTTTACTGCAAAGGTAAATACCAGTATAAATCCAAATATCCTCAGATTGATGCTAAACACAAAATTGTTTATGCAGGTCCAGTAGAACCAATGGCACCAATCTGGGATAATATTTCTGATATACTTCGGAAGTCAGAAAGGGTTTGTACTGAATCTCGTCGAGAATTAAAGAAGTTAGAAGAACGTTCACAGAACCAATTCTACTTCAAGAAAAATGGTATCACTCACATAATTATATACAAATGTTTGGGACAATAGTAAAAGACCTATATATAGGTAAATCGAAACTGATAATAAAATGTAATCAAAGAGAATTACCACAAACCACCTTAGTAATGGATGTATTACAACCTACAGATTTTACTGGTAATATGCCAGATTATGGTACCTATGGTAATTTACTTGCTACCGGTGAGTTTGAAATAACTCCCATGATGCCTAAGCATAGGCTTTATGTTACTGGCATACCGAAAGGAGCAATCCTTGATAATTTTCGGATTAGAAGGGTTTATTGGTCCTCATACTATGAGGATGATATAAGGGGATATTTATTTCAGATAACCGATGAACATCCCAAGTTAATAATCACAAAGTAAAGTTATATGGAAGCAATAGATTATGTCAAGTTATTTAAACTCGACCAAGAGAACTATGATTTCAAAAGGGAAGAGTTTATATCCGAATTAGGTAAAGATTTTCTAGATTATTGCCAAACCACCACTATAGGTATAAATCCAAAGCATGGGTATATCTATTACTATCGGTTTAAGGAAATAATAAAGAATTTCGAAACCAAATTCTGGGCAATCTCGAAACTTAAGGTAGGGGAACCCTTTACTCAGAAATTATGGAATGCCTTTTTCGCTACACAGGTAGTACCATTGAGGAAAAAATTATTCCCTGAGGTACAAAAGTTAATCGAAGAACAGAAAGGGATTATCCAAAATGACCCAAGGCCTGGTAATCCTTACCGTAGTAAACAAGACAAAAAACCTTCGAACCCTAAAAAGGCAAATTATGGTAAGAGAAATCATAGACCTGTATGGGAATAAATTTAAGGTAGGGGATTACTCCCTTTGCCTTAAAATCCCAATTACTGGGAAAGGGAATTTGGTATTCACCAGGGACTTAATCTCTGGTGAACCTTTTAATTTATCGGTAAATAAGAATAAGTATAAAGGGTATTTCTATAACGTATCTCTGAATCTATATGTAAAATACGATTTAGAATATAATGGTTATGACGAAAGTTCGGATATTAGAAAATCTCATTTGTATGTCAGAAAAAGAAAATAAGATTGTAAGATTCCCAAGACCTATGGGGACTACAGCTATGGCATTAGAATATCAAAAGAATCCAGATGATAACCTTTTGATGAAGATACATAATTATATCATCAATCAATGGTTGATAGGTAATGGTGTATTATGTGGTATTACCTATGATATTAATACCTTCTCATATCGTATGGGTATAGATATTAATTACATACGTGTATTTATGAGGGATAGGCTATTAAGCTCTAGAATATGGGATAAAGATAAGGCAGAAGACTTATTGCAAGCATTAATGGGAGAACAACTAGCATGGGCTTTAGAAGACCGTATGGAGATAGCACATCAGGTTAATATCTTAAGAGAATCTCAGGGAGGGAAATATATGCCATTTATATCTGCCGAGCTGGGAAAGGCTTTGAAACTAAAACTGGAATCTTCCACATCATTACAGTCTATTGTACGTAATCTTACCGGAGGAAGTACTACCAATATCTTTGCCCAATTCAATCAACAGAATAACGTAACTCAACAAAATGCCATTACAGTTGATGAAGCACGTCAGATTGTATTAGAATCTCAAAAGGTATTAGATAAGACTGAAGAGGCTAAACTACTAGAAGACAGGTATGATATAGCTTCATTACCAGAAGTAGTTGCTACTAAACAAGAGGGAGTAGATACAAGTAAGGAAGGTCTTAACCTTAATAAGCAAGAGCTTATGCAAATCACTGATGACTATAAGGGAGCTATGTCATTATTCCCTGATGAACATCATGAAATACGTAGGGAAATAGAAATGCGTATAGACCCAGATGAGGAAGACCCAGAACTCTACTTATATGAGGATGAGCCTAAGGAAGAGGATGATGGCTCATTTGCAGCCCAATTCCTCAGAAATAGGAAGCTCTAGTAGATATATCTGGATATTGCATTATTAAAATATTATTTTTATATTTGCATATCAATTTTAAATATAGACAAAAATATGAAAACGAACTCAGTATTACCACAAAACCAAGATTAACAAGGTTAATCAAGGTACTTACTTTAAATTAAAACCTACAGATACTGCACCTGTATGGGTAAGAGATCACTATGATAAAGTTTCAAAGACCTATGCTTGTCATAAGTACGATGATACTAATCATGAGAAGTTCTTTAAGGGAACAAGAGACATATATACTAACTTTACATTTTAATCACATGAATTTATTCAAACGAAAAAGATGCTGTAAGAACCTTATCAAACTTAATAAGGGAAACTTAACATTCAGAGAACCCGTTATGCCTTGCTACTTGGCTATTCAGGAATTAATGAAACAATCTGGTAACTTCGATGAGAGATTATACTTTGATTTATACCGAGAGTATGAGAAACATTATATGATATATGATATGGTTCCAGACTTACTTCGGTTTAAGGTAGCTCTCATATTTAATCATAGGTTTCCAAATTGTCACAGGTATTTCAGCAATAATTTTACCTTTCAGTGGTTAATCCCAAATAGGAACATCTATTCTAAAATACCCGATTGTTTATGTCTCCCAGTACACTTGGAAGAAATACTTGTTAAGGTTAGAAGCAAAATCTTACCTTACATAATTCAGAATGAAATAGATGATACCAGGTTCTTATCTCTAATTAGAGAGAATTTCTTAAAACAATGGGATTTGTTTAACCAGGATAATTCCCAAATAGACAACTATATGGATGCTCAATTTGGCATGATGTATGGTTGGGCTCCTATAGAGAATCAAACAATAGTTAAAAACATAATCGAAAGAACTCAGGACGAATTAGCTCAGGAGTTCTTATCTAAAAATGATACTTATGGAAAATAAAGAGAAATTTGCCTTTAGAAAGGCAATTATGTTAGAAGGTGTAGAGGTAGAATACATCAAGTTAATTACCTCACTTGAAACTAAGGCAGATGACCAAATTATCCAAGCTTTTAAGGATAAAATTTCTACTCCTTTGGTTACTTGTCATGCCGAGATGTTATCTAGAACACCCAATCAGATAACTTTTCAAACATCCAAGTTTAGTAAACAGAGTATGACTTACAGAGATTGGGAATTATGGGTATTCTCTAATATTCTGGGAGTATGGACATTAAATCGATATAGAATATGATTACAATGAAGACTCTCCAAGTAGAGGATATCAAGGATAAATGGTTATATAATGCCCTAACTCAGGGCATTAAAGAATGTATAACTGCTCCAGTCCTAACTTTGGACCCAACTAAACCAGAACCCATTAAGAGGGCAGAGATGATATTAGATAACTTTTCTCAAGATGATAGTCCAGTAATTGCTACTATAATTGCTCCAGGCAATTTCATACAGATGATACTACCGAAATATGAAATACTACTTTCGGTAATGTTCATATACAAAGAGAAAAATACCTATGTACAACTTGTAATACAAAAACTAAGTTATGAAAGAGAAGAAGGAAAAAGCAACTCCGATACGGAAAGTAATATACCTAATGGTAGTACTAAGCAAGGGTAGAGTATATAAGATACCAATCGAGGGAACCCATGAGATTGAGATTCGTAAGTTAACTGACTTCAATACACTAAGAAGAATACTTACACCATTAATACATATTTATTACAATGTATGTGTAGGGACTAAATTAGAATATGAAGACTTTGGTGCTTTTCTTATGGATTTAGAACATCTGGGTTATGAAGTATTTGAAGAATACTATGCTGGTATATTGGAATTAGTAGAAGTAAATCCTATTACTAATAATGACCAAGAACTGCAAGAGATAAAAAATGGTACCCTTATTTCATTAAGGTCTCAGGAATTATCAGAAAGATTAGCTTCCAATTTGAAAAAGGCTATACATGAGATATTTGAAGAAGAGAAGAAAAACCAAGGACCTGGCTCTTCTTTTATGGAATCACAGAAAAGTTCTATAATAAAAGAGGCTATATATCTCTTAACTCCTCAGTCACCTTAATATTTGAAAGGCAGTCTAATCCACTGCCTTTCATAGCGTGTACACATCCTCAGCCACTTTAAAATAAATATAGATATTATTTTCTATATAAATAAAAATGATTATATTTGCATATCAATTTTAAATATAGACAAAAATATGAAAACGAACTCAGTAATCAACAATCAAGACGAACAACTAACTAAGGTAGTTCGCAATTTCCTTGAAAAGAAATCTACATTCGAACTTGATTCGGATGAACAGGGTAATCTTTACAATCTTCTCATGGTTCTTTTATATAGACTAGAGGATGTTCATAAACTTTGCTGCATTGATATCAATCAATTCAATATGTATGAAACTACATATTACTCATTTACATTCGAATCGATGCTAACAATTGATTCCTTCACAAAAAAGAATCAAATTGCCGATGCTGCAGTCGAATTTATGAATGACTTTACCGATAATGATGGTATGTTCATATCATTTAATCAACTGGATAAAAATCATTGGATTTTCCAACTTAACTTTTCAATATCATGAACGAAGAACTTTTAAATGAACAGGCCCAAAAATTACATCAGGCTCAAATACAAGAATATCCCTGGGTATCTGCAGACCCCGAGGATGCTAAATCCTATATTGAGACTTATGGTGATACCGATGTACACCTATATTATGATTACTTAATTGCTAACGGAATAGGAGAAATAGAAGATGAACAAACCGAGATATAAGGTAAAACCTTTAGTACCACATTACATGGAGTTTACTACTGGGTCAATATTTGCAGGTACCTGGTGCCGATACTCTATAACCCTAACTTTGCATCAATGTTATATTGAAGCTATATGGAAGGTAAGACCTTCATCCTCTGATAAATCATTAGACGGGCATAAAGAAACTTTTAATACTTTACAGGAGTATCTAGATTGGTTTGATAATCTTAAGAAAACTTACAAGAAAAGAATTACCCGTAACCAAATGATGTATGCTTCATATAACGAGGAACTACGTACATTTGAATATACACCTTATGAAAAAAGAACAAATTATTAAAACCGACCAGGAACTCAAGGCAATCATGGTTGCCAATAAGTTCCACACATTTGATTACCTTTATGATGGCTTTGGTACATCCGATAACATTGAAACTCTCGAAATTGCTATCCCCAGAGCCAATTGCCCAATCGATACCATCGATTGTTATATTTCTCTCTATCCCACATACGAACAATTCTGGGAGGATATACGAAATAACTTCTTAGACTTAGACTTAACCGAAGGTGGCGATGACCAATACTACGATTATAATCCATCTTGCTTGGAGGCTATCCTATATGCCATTCCTCTTCTCAATGCCGAACACCAGGATTACATTATTACCGGGCTCAAAACCAAACTAAAGGCCTTTACCGAGGACGAAGACCAAGACGAAGACATGATACAGCAATATCAATCAATATATGATGCCATCGAAAAATACGAAACGGACCATCAGGAAACTGAACTCTTTAACGAATTATACGTATCGGACTTACTTAACCAAATAAACAAATAATCACTATGGTAAACTTATATAAATTACTCAACGTACTGGAACAGGGCATGACTCTGTTCCAACTTAACAAATGGAAAACTGAAGGTCTCTGGTACCCTATTACTCAATACAAAAAGGAATCAGACGAAATCCAGGTAGTAACCAATTTATTTATCCCAGAACAAACAAAATATCATATTCAACTTTCTGGGAATTATCCGGAGGAATCAGAAGACTGGAACAAGTTTCTAGAGGAAAACCAATGGAAAATCTATCCATTACTTGCAAATATAATGCAAGTCTTCTTGCCCACAGGGAACTACCAATTATTCTATACTCAATATTCACAAGGATTCATATCCATAATCGCTAAACCCTTATGATAACCATAGAAGAATTTAAACAAGCCATAGATTCATTATCACCCGAAGTACATAACCAAGCTAAAGAACTGGTAAAAACCTGGACCGAAAATATGAATCGAATATCAGAGGAACCAGAACTTGATATAGACGAATCCGATGAATTAGAACAAATTGCCGATGAAGCTAAATCTAAGTTACTTACTTTATTATTTGGCCCACTTTACATATACTTTGTACTAGAGTATTACGGAGATGCTACTTTAGACGACGAAGAAGAGGACTTTATCGAGGACCTATACGAATATTATTTCAAATAAAAGACTTTATCATATTCGTAATCATAATCACCAGTCCCAAGGGTTATGCCATTAACTTCTTTGGGATTGGTACCAAACCCTTAACAAAAGACATAGTACCTACATAAGGCTAAAGCTAAGAGAGATCCTCGAAGTAAACCTAACAGATATAACCCTAATCGATATAATATCATTACCATGAATATCCTCTATCACATAATCCGAATAATCCTATCCATAGTAACTATCCTAACCCTAATACGAAATGAGGAAATATACCAAGCCCACAAGCATACCCACCCAACAAACAAAATAAGGTATATAATATCACAGCTAATAATACTAACCCTATACACCTCATCACTAATCCTCATATCCTACACATATAGGATTATACTTAGGCACCTATACCTATAATACCATCTACCCTCCCCCAACAAAGAAATATATAAATAAAATCGTACAGAGCCTAACTACGTACCTAATAACCTAACTAAGGTACACATATAATAATACACCTACCTTATATACATATAATCAATATACTACCAATCATATATAATACATATCAAGGTACCTCACCGGGGGTTTTGCCCCAAGGGCAGGGGATTAGGAATCCCACCCTATTACTATACAACCACACTATAGCCACTATACTATATAGCTCTCTAGCTCTACTACCCCACACTTTAAAGGCAATCACAAAAAGGCCTAAAAGGTACACAAAATCCGACCATTAGGGGCCCCTAAATCCGATTGCCATGAGTTAAGTTTATATGTATTATATAATACATATTGGTTGAGGAAAGGTAATCGGATTTGTGATCAAGGCAATTAAATTATTAGGTTTCAAGGCTAAATGGTTTATAGGATTTAAGGCCTTCAAGGGGCATATTTAGGTAATATTCCTAGTAACTATGTAAGTTATTTGATTAGTATTTATATTATGGATAATTGCAGAACTCTAGGACAATTTTGTGATTTAGGGGTACCTTAATTGCCATAGTTGCCAAGAGCCATTAAGTATTATATTATATAATAAGCATTGGGTAGGGAAAGGTTCAAGGTAAATGGCAATCTCCATTCATGGCCCCTGGGATAAATAACCTTTAGGTACCCCAGCAATATTTGCATATATAATATATTATATGTATATTTGCATAGAGAAAAAAGTATTAATCATTTAAAAATATAACCGATATGAAAACATCTCAAGCATCATTCAGACAGAAGAACCCTCAGGCAATCATTAATTCATTGCTAGCTTATCTTTGTACTCATAACTCATATTATCCTTGGTATCAATACATTGCTAATACTTATGATAATTCTATCACTGACTTTCACTACGATGAGACCGATTACTTCGAACACCTAACTAACCTAATCCAAGATTTTAAGGTAACCGAAATTCTGGTATACTATAATACCGACGATGAATTCTTTACCTTCAATTCTCTCGAAGAGGAACCTATGGCTGATACCGATACTGCCGAGGATACCTACAAGGCCTATGGTATTACCTTCTACCTATTCAAGGATTAACTACATTGCCCCAGGCCTAACTTAGGTACCTGGGGTTTTACTTAGCCTAACTTAGTAGGCCGATATAGGCTTATCTATGAAAACCTTTTCCCATAGGCTTACCGAGTCCATATATGGCCCTATAGAATTAGGACCTGGGTGTTATAGAGGAGGCAATACAGAAGAGGCCATAATTCTTTATCATCTCAGTCCATTAGGGGCCTATATGTAATATACAGATATATAATACACTCTCAAGATGGCAGGCGTACGTAACATAGGTAATATTATATACCTATCATATATGCCCACTACAAGGCGTACCAATTTTGGCCTTCGGGGCCTCCAAAATTAAGTGCAATAATTAAGTGCACAATATTTTTAATTTTTCATTTATTTAACAGAAAATATTTTGAAAATAAAAATATTCATTTTCTCATAAATTTTTCTCGAAATTATTTGTAGTTTCAAATATTATTCGTATCTTTGCAATGTCAGAAAGATAAAGCGATATTTAAATAAATAATTTATTAGAATTTTTTAAGAAATTATTTCTCTAAAAATTTTGCAGATTAAAAATAAAACGTTATCTTTGTAACAAGAAAAAGAAATAGTTCTTTGATATAGTGAGACAATTATTCAAACCTTATTAAATTAGTTAAATTAGTCTTGAATATCTAATTGAAAAGGTTATAAAAATAAATTAAATAAAATATTCAAGCATTTTATTATGAGTAGTGAAAATTTAAACAATTCAGTTGAGAACGTTAATGCAGTTACTAACAAAGAAACTTCTTCAAAGAAGAAAATAAATAAAGTAAGTGCAAGTAAAGCAAAAGCAACTGCAAAAGCAAATAGTTTGATTGCTTTAGACGTTTTGAAAAGCGTAAAAGAAAAAAATCAAGGACTTTTTAAAACAGCTTTAGGGACAAAAACAGAAATTTATAAAAAAGATTTGTTTGCAGGTGCAAGTGAAAAACAAATCAAATCTTTGCGCAAAAAGTTTAGAAACGTGACTTTTAATTTTCTTTCTTCGATTGTAACGAATGCAGATAAGAAACTAATTGCTAATTTCGTAGACTTTTATAAACAAGTTTATGTAAATAATGATTTTTCTTTTGCTTCGATTGCATCAGAGAATACAAAAGAAGAAAAGAAAGCGATTTTAATTAAAGGACTTGAAATCGTAAAGAAAAACGTAAAGAAGTAGTATTAATCAGATAGGGAGTAAATTTACTCCCTATCATAAATTATAAAGTATATGATATTAATTTTGATAATGCTATTAATTATTTATAGCACTTTGTTACTAATTTGTTATTTGCTTACTAAAAACAAATTTATTATAGTAACGTCTTTTGATACTTCTCATTTATCAGTGTGTGACAAATATACTTTTTATAATATTTCTAATATTTGGAAATGTGTAGAAAATTGTAATAACTTTCATTATTGCTTAATTACTCCATATACTTTAATATCTTTAGCAATAATGAGTAGTGAAAACTTTACTAAAAAAGTTTTTTACAATAATCGAAAGTTATTTATTTGCAAAGAAGAATATTAAAAATAACTATCAAAGGGACATTCAAATAAATGTTTGTCCCTTACTTTTTATTTATGAATGTTAAATTTAACGTAACCGTAGTCCGTTTTTAGTACCACAACTTTTTGACACCTCGTATTAAGGGGTACCCAAATATCCCACAACCACACACAAAGAAGCCAGAGACCTAATATCCCTGGCAACTTATTACAGAATACTCTTAATTAAATCCTTAGTCCTATCCTTCCCAAGAACTCCTCGAACTTTACCACCTTTCTTCTCATAGAAGAAAACATACCATATCTGAAGGTCCCTTAACCACCATCTCTTAACTTCACCATAGCCATCAAAGTATCTTTCAATACAATTCATATCCAACTGGGTAATCCAAATCTGATACCAAATCCTATTACCTTCTTGGCATTTTAAGATTCTCTTATTGCGCTCATCTCTTACAGTTTCAACCTTTACCATATACCACTATTTTAAAAATTCATTCTTAAACTCGGATATCACTTTCTCCAATAACTCGGCCCTTACCTTATTAAACTCTAAGGTTAATGGATACCAGTAAAACTTATGCCTAAAGATGAAAGGTATATCCTCAATCCTATACTTATACCAATAACTAAATATACCTATAGGTTTAATCACTTTAGTATAATCTACAGGGGTCACTCCCGGGTAATGAATGGTTCTATATAGGTACTCTATCCCAAACCTATCAGGAGTAAACCATACCTTAAATCTCTTGTAGTCCTCTTGTACCATCCACATAGATAATTGCCCACAAAGAGATACAGGTGTATCTCTAGACAGGCCTACAAAGATTAAGTTAAGGCTTCTTATTATTCTATCGGCATTATCCCTTAGGTAATCCTCTACTCCTGATAATTCTATATCACTTTTCATGGTTAAGCATTTCTCTATTAATCCTAAATCCAGGCCTTGAGATAATCATTCTCTGTACCTCATGGATTTTTCTTTCCATATCTTTTCTCTCACCCATATATTGTTCTGGAATTTCCAAAAACAAATTCCAAGCCCTTTCGGTAAGCTTAAGGATTTGTTTTTCCTTTTTAGTAAACCTTGCTGGGTCATACCCATTCGTATCTTGTTCCATATCTCAATGTAAATTAGTTATTATATAATATCATAGCACCTATATTATCCTATGTGTATTAGATTACGATATCAAGTCTTTGCTTATATAAACCAAATAAAATGATTATGGAAGTATTCGATTTAACTAGAGGTACCACAACTGGTACCGTACGAGTACCTGCTAAGGCAGGTAAAACAACTCAATTTAAAATTAGGTCCACAAAGGCAAAGAAGGTAAATGGGAAATCCCAAACCCCAGAAAGGATTAACTTTACTTACTCTTATGCTAATCAGGCCGTTGTAAGAGCCTCTTGGGAAGAAGATCCATCTAATGCAGAACTGTATATAGTTACCTTATTGGTTATACGTACAAATACTGCTAACACCGAAGATAATACCACGGTACCTTTCACTCAGAATGAATCAGGTAATGTATTAAATCTAACTGTGGTACAAGAAGCTGCCGCAATTACCTATTAATGATGGCTTTAGGTTAGGTAGAGAATCTGGAGTAGATGAAACTTCAATCTCTACTATTGGTGGGTCATCTGGTAAATGGTTCGGTACAATCAATGTAAGTTTCACTTATGGTAGTATTAGTGGTAGTAATGATATAGAACTTTATCAACGTTAAAATTATGGAAAAGAAAACAACATTTAATCTCAGAGCGGGGGGGGCAACCACCTTAAACCTTACATTCCCTTATACACAAGGTATAGAACCTATTGAAGTAACTTCTCTAAAGGTTCGAAAGGTCAATGGAAAAGAAGACGGTAGTTCTGTTCAAGTTGGCTATGTTATAAATGAGCCTCCTTATGGATATATAATAGGTCAGACTATAGATGGATTCGAGATACACTATAAAGAGAATTCTAGTAATGATAGTAGGAACGGTGTCATTACCCTTACTCAAAATAAATCAAACAAACAATGTAAGGTAAACTTTACTCAGAAAGCAAATCCTATACGACGTTATAAGGGCTTGGCTATGAAAAGTTATGGTAACTCTCTTGAGAGTCGTGATACTTATGTAGAGTTTGATAATGATACCAAGTACTTTAAATGGGCCGGTTCAACTAACGGTCTTGCTATGTATATGAGAAATTCTCAGGGATTCGAAAAATCATTTAAGAGTTTCATATTACATACTACCCAGATTAATAACTTTGGGCAATACAGTCCAAGCTATATATCCCTCTATGGAGAAAAGAACTTTGTAAACAGTACCTACTCAGCCTCTCTTACAGACCATACAGACCTTGTATTTAAACTACCTTTGTCATCTGGCCTATGGGAACCTTTTAGTATCAAACTATGGAGTGATCAAGGTGGAGATGACTACTCACTGAGTTTTGAACAATTAATTTAAAAATATATGGAAAATTATAATCCCCCCCCCTAAAACTGGCCTTTGATGCTAGAGGGACTACATCTCAAACTATAAATGCTCCTTATGAAGGAACCAAAACAACCCTTACCATTTACTCTTATAGAGATACGAAAGTAAATGGTAAGGTTACTGGCAGTGACCTAATAGACTTCACTACTAAACTTACACCTGATGGAACAGGGGCTTTATTTGGGGAATTCGAAGTACCCAGTAGTAATTCTGCACTTGGTTATTTCGCTTTTAGTATTCTAGGTACCTCTCATAAATTTACCTATAAAAAGTCTACTGGTTTAGTTGTAAACTTATCTACTCCCGGTGAAACCGATACAGCCTATATTGGTGATGTGGTAAGTGTGTACACTTGGGACTCTAATTCAACTAGATGGGTATATCGAACTCAATTTGCTTTACCGAGTAGTGATGAAACTATTCCGATATATTAAAAAAATAAGGGGTATAATACCCCTTATTTTATGTTACCTACCAGAGTTTATATCTTATAAACTTATAAAGTAAGTAGATTGGAAATAATGGAAGAACTAGCCATACCGAAATAAATAATACCAACGAATGTATATTATGGGTATGTGGTAAATAATCTAAGCAAGCCTTTACAAAGAATACCGTGAAAGGCAAGCATATTAAATAAATGGTTGCTATCACTGTTATCATTGTTCCTCCTTGAAATATTTGTTAACTATCTTCGTTAGCTTCTTATCGAAATCAATCATAATATCCAATGCTTTTGCATCATCCTTGAGATTTCGAATCTCTTTATCCAAGAACTCCATATTTCTCTTTATGGAAAAGTAAGCCTTGAATGCAAGGAATCCCTTTTCATTTTCCTCTGTTAAGGGTAAAACCTTTCCCTCTTTCCCATCTAACCTGGAATAGGTATCATCCGGTCCAAGAGTTCTTGCAACCTTTATTCTGTTACTTAGTAGAGCAAATCCACCTTTCTTGTCGATAGATTCTACTGTTACTTTCTCCATGAGTTGTCTCCCATCAATTAAGAAGAAGACTTCATCACCTTCCCGGAGCTTTTTAATTTCTTTCTTTTCTTTTTTCATATCTGTATTAATTATATATGCAAAGATAATAAATTATTCTCTATTTATTGCATTATCTATTATATTTTTAATAAATTCATAGGTAACCTTTTTACGGTCCTGAAGTTCTTTGAACTGTGCTGGGGTTAGAAATATACCATTGATTTTAAAAAGACCTCTTAGATGCTCTGGTATAGTCCCCTGATGACTGGCATTATTAGTCTGTACTAATGAGAAGCTTTTATACTCTTCATCGAGTATGGCAGCATAGGTCATAGTGGGATTTAATTTAGCATGGTATATACCGCTAAATCCTGTAGGTATAGTTAAAATAGTACCCGGTACCTTGACTACCCAATGGAAATATCCGGGAGTTATCAGAGCAACTTTGTTCTGTTTTAACAATTCCTTATCATATTCCAATCGTTTATGCCAAAAAGCACAATGAAAACAGAGTTGTTCGGTTTTCATTAACTGAGGTATTTCATAATTAGGCTCAAAATCCTCTAAATTAATGGGTTTGCCACAAATTCGGCATTGATTTTTCTTATCCATATTGCATTATTTATAAGTTATATATGATAATAGAACCTCGAAACATCCTAAAAATGGGTTATAAGCAATACTTTCGTTACTAATATTGAACCATTAAAACTGATAGGTTATGGATAAATTAACAAATGAGATGATTAAAGACCTTGCTAATCGTTTAGGTCTAGAACCTGCTCTCTTAAAAGCTGTTCAAATCGTAGAAGCAGCTGGTAGAGACGGATTTTTAGCTGATGGCAGACCTCAAATTCTCTTTGAAGGTCACATTATGTACAAAGAATTTCATAAAAAGTTCCCCGAAAGGGATTTGGGGTACCTTTGTAAGAAATTTTCTACGGTATTTTATCCAAAATGGGATAAATCTAAGTATCTTGGTGGTGTACATGAGTATAAAAGACTCGAATTAGCCAAAGAAATTGATGAAGAATGTGCATTAAAGTCTGCAAGTTGGGGTATGTTCCAGATTATGGGCTTTAATCACAAACTTTGTAGCTGTAAGGATGTCTATGATTTTGTTCATAAGATGTCTGAATCTCATGAAAAACAACTAGAACTGATGTATTATTTTATGAATACATCTGGTTGTTTGAAGAATCTCAAGGAAAAGGATTGGGCAGGCTTCGCAAGAAAGTATAACGGTCCTGGTTATGCCCAAAATGCTTACGACCAGAAGTTAAGAAATGCTTATGAAAACTTTAAAAACAAGTTATGAAAAGATGTCACTTTAACAGCTGGGTAGCAAAATTGTTTTTGTTCCCAACTTATACAGCAGTTACCCTACTGTATAACTCTTTCTTTAAGAAAGATAAAGAGGATTATTCTAGGGATGACATAAACCATGAGTGTATTCATCAAGTACAACAAATGGAATGTAGTGTTATTGGATTAGTATTAGGATTAATACTATGTGGATTATTTAACCTCTCACTTTGGTGGGTATTAATCCTGGGTCTTGGATTTTTCTATATCTGGTATGGTATAGAATATCTTATAATCCTATGCTTTGCTAAATGGGACAAACAGAATGAGAGATATCATGATGTAAGTTTCGAAGAAGAAGCTCATAACAATGATGGGGATTGGGACTACCTTGAAGATCGTAAACCATTTGCATGGATTAAGTACATCAAATTGAGAAGTTATAAGAAATGAGAAAGTTAAGGGTATTGGGAGTGTGCGCTGGACAGGGTGCACTCCTGTTCCCCTTTAGGGAAAATTTGCTAGGGAATATAGAAATAAGAGGAGTATTCCATACTCCAGGTGAAGAACAATGGAAGTTGAATTTTGGTGATATACCATTTTATAAGGGGTTCTGTTTACAAGAATTCGATAATAAAATAGATATTATTATATCAAGCCCAGATTGTGGTGCATCTTCGGTAATGAGGTTATCTAAAGTAAAAGAATTGGGTAATCCTAAGGATAATCGAAGTTTAAATCTAGTAATTGCTGCAATATTAGAGTATAAACCCAAGATATTTCTTATAGAAAATCTGCCTCGTTTACTATCTTTACTTCCTAAAGATTTCTTTGAGGAAACGTTTAAGGACTATAAATTAGTTTTTCACGAAAGATCAGTTTCTGACTATGGGAACTCCCAGACTTCAAGGAAGCGTTTAGTTATCATTGGAGTACATAAAAAGACCGGTAAGAAATACTTGAATGCTTTTAATGAAGTATTCCAAGTAAATACTCCAACAACTACTAGAAATCTACTAAAACCACTAACATTCTCTCAAGAAAATAATACTAATCAAATTCCGTTTATGAGTAAAACTTTGGCAATGTATGATTATCGAAAGTTACCTGAGAAGAAAAATCTTACGGTTGCAAAGATACATCGACTCTGGGTTAGAGATTTCAGAGATGAAAAGAAGTGGCCAATCAAAACTGCAAAGATGAGTACTCTTCCAGGAGTATATCGATTGGAGTATGACAAACCTCCATTAACTCTTAGACCTGCAGATAGGCAATTCAGACCTGATGGTTATCCTTTGGGGATTGAGGATTTTAAGGCAATCATGGGATTCCCAAAGAAATTCAAAATTTACCTTCATGAAAATAAGGGTACCTTTGAAGAGGACTTTAAGGATTACCATTACTGGCTTAACAAGGCAAGGTACACAATTGCCAAGGGGTCGGTTTATGAGGTAGGGATTTGGTTCAAAAAATGCCTCAAGAAAATAGACTCATCAAAACTGAGCTAAATTGAGCTGTTTGAAAACCCTTTTTTCTTTTTATTAAATTTTTCTTTTTTAGGAAAGTGCTTTCTGGTAAAGAAAGCTATAATCCTATAAATCAACTCTGAAGGTAAGAAAGGGATTGTTAAGGGAAAACAAGGAAACGAGTGAGTACCAGAGTTTCACTAAAAGCGAAATTACCATGAAGAATTTAAAGAATGCCTTGTTTATTGTATTTCTAGGATTTACTATTTACCTTTGCTTCAGGAATTACAAACTTTCTCGAGAGGTTGATTCCCTGGAACAAGCGGTCAATGAAATCCCAGATACAGTTTACAAAGACAAACCATTCAAACCAGAGAAGAAGTACTCTGAAGGAAATGAACCAGATAGAATCTTAGTTTACGATAATAGGCAGTCAAATTCTTTTCCTGATTCCATACCAAGACAGTCAGTTATCAGTAATCAAGATTCACTGGTTCAGATTGTATTGAAGAAGAATCAGTTGAACTTAAGTCTACTCAATCAACAGACTGGAACTTATTCAACTAGACTGTTCAATATCAATCTAGATAAGTACAACTATAACTGGTATGAAGGTCAATTAACTCGAAAGAAAGTTGCAAGGTTATCACTTAAGCCTTATGTTTATGGTAAGTATAGACCTTTCAATAATCTCTTCGATATGGGAGCTGGTCTTTCAATCAAGACTAAGAGATTTAATTACAAACTCGGAGTCAATACCTTTTACTATCCAAAGATAAAATCAGGAATTGGTACTGACATCGAATTTCAAATAACGTATAATTTTTAAGTATGGCAAAGACTATCTCAGAAACTAGAACTACTTTAACTCGAGAAGAGCTATCAAACTTATCCCGAGTTTCAGTAGATGTTTTTTATTTCAGTCTTTTCTGTAATGTGATACACCCAGTAAGGGGAAAGGTAAGATTCGAGTTATACCCATTTCAAAAGTCTGTTCTGTATAACTTTATTGCTCAACGATTCAATATCATTTTGAAATTTCGTCAAGCAGGTATTACAGAGTTGATTTCTATGTACTGCCTTTGGTTGGCAATGTATCATCCCAACAAAAAGATAAACATTATATCTATCAAGGACACAACAGCTAAGAAGGTACTTAAGAAGATTAAGTTCATGTATAAGAATTTGCCTTGGTATCTTCAAACCCCCATCATTAACGGTAGAGCTGGGGAATATGGCTCTGCTTCCATGATAGAATTTGACAACGGGTCTTTTATAGAATCCATACCAACCTCGTCCGAAGCCGGTCGTTCAGAATCTCTTTCACTTCTAGTAATTGACGAGGCAGCAGTAGTAAGATGGGCTGCTCAAATTTGGGCTGCTGCTTTTCCTACCCTTTCTACGGGTGGAGCTGCCATCGTCAATTCAACTCCTTATGGAGTAGGTAATTTTTATCACTCAACTTGGGTAGATGCTATTGCTGGAGGTAATCCATTTAACCCCATCCGATTATATTGGCAGATGCACCCAGAACGGGATATGACTTGGTATAACCAAATGTCTTCTGCACTGGGAGCAAAACGAACTGCACAAGAAATAGATGGTGACTTCTTGTCATCTGGTAACACAGTCTTCGACTTAGCTGATATTAAGGCTATCGAAGACTGCCTTAGTGATTACCCGGTTATTAAGAAAAGATTTAACGGTCAATACCGTCAATTCTGCGAACCGGACCCCAATAAGGAATATTTCATTGGAGCAGACGTTTCAACTGGTAGATCTTCTGACTACTCTTCATTTACTTGTATGGATAAGCCTGGAGAAGAACAAGCTATATACAAAGGAAGAATGGCAGTAGGTGCTTATGCTAAACTACTGGGTGATACTGGGCAATTGTTTAATTGGGCTACCATAGCACCAGAATCTAATGATGTCGGTTTGGCAGTAACCTCTAAACTTCAAGATGAGGGGTACCCAAGACTTTATTATTACCAAAAGATGCTCAAGAAAAAGGGCAAGAGTAGACCTGAGATGGATAAATCCCCAGGTTGGTTAACCACCCAAAAGAATCGTTCAGTGATAATAGAGAACTTAGAAGAAGATATCAGAAATGATGAAGTAATCATAAAGGACCCATTCTTTGTACAAGAAGCTTATACCTTCATATACGATGGTTTAGGTAGACCTGTTGCAATGGGTAAACATAGAGCTAATAACTCTACTGTTGATGTGGACCTTGAAGGAGACGTATATGCAGATGATGATATTTTCGGAAAGGCAATATGTAATCACATAAGGAAAGGAAAAACTAACGTAATCGTACAACCAAGATGAAAAAGTACTTCAATTTTAGTTGGGGTTGGGGCCGTAAGAAGGACCCTCCCAAGAATGGTACATCCTCTAATAAAGAGGAAAAACCTGCCACACCCATTTCACCTGGTAGGGTTTCAGTTGATGATGATAGCGATAACTTAATTACCTCATTACAAGGGTTAACTAAATTAGTTGAACCCTCTTTTCGTGTTGATGTGATACCTTTAATCAGGGATTTATACAAGGTAAATCCTGATATGGGCATTGCATTGCAGGATATGTTTAAGTTAGCTAACACCAGTCATACTGTAACTTTCCCAAATAATACAGATGCAGAAGCTGCAAAGATGAGGGACCATCTTAAAACCGCCACTAAAAAGTGGACCAGATATACTGCTGGTATAGATGGTTTGGTTAACAAGATGATTGTTCAACTTCTTGTAAGTGGGGCAATTTCTGTAGAAGGGGTTCCTAATGATAAGCTAGATGGTTTGGCTACGGTATTATTTCTTAAGCCAGAGTTTATCAAATTTAAACGGGAATTAAATGGGGTGTATGCTCCTTACCAAAAGAATCAGAATTACTGGATGAAGCAACAAGATTACATTAAGCTTAACCCAGAAACCTATTTCTATGTTGGTATGTTCAATGATACAGATGAACCTTATGGAGTTCCCCCATTCATGCCTGCATTGGATTCCCTAAAAGGTCAAAATGATATGAAGATTAACTTCAAACATATCATGGAGATTTGTGGTATGGTTGGTTTTCTCGAAGCAAAGATGCAAAAATCACCTCAAAGATCAAATGAGAATATTAAGGCTTATGAGGCAAGGTTGAATCGAGAACTTAATCTTCTCAAACGTAATGTTAGGGAGGGTATGAAGGATGGGGTTGTAACTGGGTATATTGATGACCATGAGTTTAAACTCAATTCTACTACTAAGGAACTTGGTAATATTGAAAAGCCCTGGAATATGAATCAACAATCCGTAGCTAATGGCTTGGGAGTTAATGGTTCTATCATTGGGATATCTGCCACTACCGGCGAAGGTGCAACGGGTATAATGCTGTCTAAGATGATTAGCCAGTTAAAAAATATCCAAATGCTAGTAGCTTATGTATTGGACCGACTTTATTCTCTAGAACTGCGTCTGGCAGGCTTTAATAATAAGGGGATGAAGATTGATTGGGGAACTTCTACGGTTTCTGATGAAGTTAAAATCCAACAAGGTCTTCAGTATAAGATACAGAATCTTGACTTATTGTACAAGGCAGGCATCATTAGTCAAGAACAATATGCTTGGGCAATGGGTTATGACTCACCGGATGAGGATGAACCAAGAGTTTCACTCGAGGACCAATTTGCTAAGGGCGGTAATTTAGACCCTCAAGAAGGTACCAAGAAGAAACAAAGGCAGGATGATAAAAACCAATCTGCTCGTAGGTCAAGAGATAAATCAAATCCGTCTCCTTCTCGAGGAGACCAAAATACTAAAGCAAGATGAGTAAATTCACAAAGAAAAACAAAGAGCATCTTGATTCTATGGTGATAGGTCAAGGCCATACCATTATGGCTGGGTATATCCCAGAAGCAGTGGGAGCCCAGACTTTCTCCGAGAATTATTACAAATGGAAGAATCCTACACCGGACACCATTGCTCAATTTGGATTTTGGGGAGGGGATATAGATTATAATACCTACTATCCTAACCTGGATAAATCGGAATTAACTCCAAAGGATGAGGAATTTATCGAACCGATGTTTAGATTACTTTCGGAAACAATCGTATCGAAAAATTGGAATCCTACAGACTTCAGTCAGAATGGAGTACTAAAGGCTTCTATGAAGATGTTGCTTGGGCAAACAGTAAACTGTGACCATGAAACAAACATTGGTAATGCTATTGGAGCTGTATCACAAGTAATGTGGCAGGAATCTTACAAAGACGGTCACTTTACAATCCCTGCAGGTATCAATGGTATTCTGAAGATTGATGGTAAGGCAAATCCAAGAATTGCTCGAGGTATATTAATGGAACCTCCTTCAATTCACAGTAACTCAGTTACCGTACAATTTAAGTGGGATAAATCACATCCTACTATGGAAGATAGTGAATTCTATCAGAAACTCGGTACCTATGACTCTAAAGGTGAAATGGTACGTAGAATTGTTACTGAGGTAGTTCGTTATCTGGAAACTTCCCTGGTATCTCATGGGGCTGATTCTTTTGCCCAGAAAATTGGTTCTGATGGTAAAATAGTTAATCCTACATTTGCTCGAAGAACCTGGTCCTCTTACGAAGAGTATCGAGACGATAAATCAAAGCAATACTTCTTTACGGATTATAAAACGGACTTATCACCATTTCAAGAAAACGATACTCGGGATTCTTTTAATGATACTGATGCTAAGGATAATCATTCAAACGAAAATAATATGAACGAATTAGAAAAATTTCTAGAAAGCCTTTTCGGGGATAATATGCTTACCCTGGAAGAAGGAAAAGAAATGAATCAGGAAAATGTCATCTCCTGCATTCAAAATTTGGTATCATCCAAAAATGCTTTGCAAACTTCAGTTGATAACCTTACTACAGAGAAAACTTCTCTTACTGAACAGGTTACTAACTTGAATGCCGAAGTAGCTAATCTGAAAGAAATGGCAACAGTAGGAAAGAATCATATTGCTTCTCTCCGTGAAAATGCCACAGAGACCTACAAAAAGCTGATGGGTGAAAATGCAGATGAGACAATTGTTACAATGCTCAATGCAGAAACAACCGGTATTACTACTCTTATCTCTTTGACAAAGGATTACCAAGCTCGCTTGGAAGAGAAGTTCCCTCTCACTTGTTCTAAATGTGGTTCCAAGGACGTTAATCGTGCATCTTCTATTCAAGAAGACGATAACCAAGGTAAGAATGGAACCCAGGACACTACTCAGAACCAAGAACCTTCTTCAACGAACAATGTACTCGAAAGCTTGTACAAGAAGAAAATCAAATAAGTTATCATATAAATAATTAGAGTTATGACTAAAATCGTAAACAATCCTCAGCAAATGACTCTCTTTGGGGAAAGAACTCCAAGAGCGGTGATTTACAAGAGTGAATCACACAAATTGCATCAGGCTTTTAATGTAAAAGCAGGTGTAAAGATTGTACAGGGTATGCCAGTTGCTTTGGGTACCGACGGTTTAATTGAACCGTTTATCCCTGGTGGTGCTGGTAGCCAAGTATATTTGGGTATAGCAGTAACGGATAATATCAATCCGGCGTACCAACCTCAACGTAATTTTCCTGTAGAAGTAACTGTAGCAGTTCAAGGTTATATGATTTTGAACTGGGTTGCAAAAGAAGCTCTTGATTGCGGTTATATTAACCCGACCGAAAACCTTTTGCATGACCGTTTCGTTATTGCAGAGGCTTCTACAGACGAATCTCAGTTCATTGCCATCACTCCTGCAGATGAGGCAAACGATGTGATTCAAGTACTCATTCGTTAAACCAAAGAAAAATTATGGGACAAATTGATATTACAAAATTGAAAGCTCAGGACTTTATGAAAGAGCTTCCGGAAATGGTAAGAAGCTTGGAAGCTGTACGTTCCGGTTCACAGGATAAGAAGCCTGTAGAAATAACATTGGAAGAATTAATCACAGGTAAGTGGGGAATTACTCAAGATGAACTGTTTGAAAAGGTTGGTATTAATCCGAAAGTTGATACCATGCAGAATATCTTCACTATGCCTCAGCAAAACGTTCGTTGGATTGTTCCGGAAATCATCCGTGCTGCTATCACTTTGGGTATGCGCCAGGCTCCGTTCTATCCGAACATCATTGCATCTGACCAATCTATCAACGGTTTGCAAGCAATCATGCCGATGGTTAACATGTCTGATGCAGCTCCTGCAAAGATTAACGAAGCAGAAACTATTCCGTTGGGAGATGTTAGCTTCGGACAAAAATCAGTTAGCCTCTTCAAAATCGGAAAAGGTTTCAAACTTACTGATGAAGTTCGTAACTACGTTTCACTCGATGTCTTGGGAATCTACCTTCGTGACTTTGGTGTTCAGTTGGGTTATGCTCTGGATACTTTGGCTATGGACGTGGCTATCAATGGTAACAACCCTGATGGCTCTGAGTCAGCCCCAGTAATTGGTGTATACGAAACAACCAACGGTATCACTTACAAAGACCTTCTGCATATTTGGGTACGTGCTGCTCGTATGGGACGTAACTTCCAAACTATGATTGGTGGTGAAGACCAAGCAATCGAAATGCTGAACTTACCGGAATTCAAAGACCGTCACTCTGGTACTACCGAAGCTACACTGAACGTGAAGTCTCCGGTTCCCAAGAATGCTGACTTCTACATCCATCCGGGTACACCTGACCAACAGTTGCTGTTGATTGATACATCTGCTGCCTTGATTAAACTTACTGCTCGTCAGTTGATGTTGGAATCTGAAAGAATCGTTTCCAACCAGACTCAGGCAATCTATGCAAGTTTGACTACTGGCTTCTCTAAGATGTATCAGGATGCTACTCTGTTGTTGGCTGCCGATAAGAAGTTCTCAGAATTCGGATTCCCCGAGTTCATGAATGTAGACCCTTATCTGATGGTTAACCTCGAATAAGGTAGTCCCGGTTTCATCTATATAAATTCCCAGGGAGGGTAGGTAATTTAAAAGCCTATCCTCTCTTTAATCACTTTTAAATCTTAGGAAATATGGCTAAAGAAAAATATATCGTAACTGTGGGACCAAGAGCTTACAGTTTTCATGACCAATCAACGGGTATTACCGTTTGTAAAGGGGAGGATAAGGAACTCTCTCGTCGTCAATTTCGTACACAGAAAATACAAAAAGCAATTGCTGCCGGTCATTTGATTATCGTTGCAGATAAATCGGATATCGAAAAATATTCAGAGTCCGATATCGAAAAGTTGGACAAGAGATTGAGTGCTCAGTTTAAGAAGGGCATGACCTTGGAAAAACTTTCTAAGGGTTACTCTCTTGAAGAACTGAAGTTGGTAGCAAATTTACACGAAATCGTTGCAGAGAAAGACGACACAGTAGAAACTCTTCTTCAGGCTTTGCTGGAAGAATTTGAATCCTCTTCTAAAGAGTAGTCTATGAAAATTACATAAGACAGACTAATATGAAAGATAATCTAGACTTTTTGTACGTTACGTCAGGTCTGGAAGTTTCATTTAGAGTCATATCCAAAGTCCCGGCCAAATCTATTTTTGACTGGGACTTTGGCGATGATAAGGGAGAGGTTTTCAATGGTGGAAGACATGTTTCCTATTCTTATGAAACTCCCGGTTTCTATACCGTCACCTTACACGTAACTAACTCTGATGGTTTAGACCTCACCGTAGATAGGACTCTGGTAGTTTGTGATTATGGGCATACGGCATTAGCCGATTCAATATATAACTTAATCGATTACTATATCCCCTCAGAAATATCGGATGGGATGACCAGGGATGAGAAATCTATCTATATCACTAAGTGGCAATATTATATTGGACCTCTAGTAAACCATACAATTGCTCCCGATAAGTATACGGATGAATTATGGTATGAAGCACTAGAAAACCAATTAATTATGGAATTGGCAGCATGGGATTTTCTTAATGTGAAGATACTTAATCTTTTAACAAGTACTTCGGAATATTTAAGTCAACTCACTTCTACCAAAGAGCAAACTGGTGATGGTACTTCTAAACCCGAACTTGCCCGAGGTGATAGAATCAAACAAATCACTACTGGGCCTACTGAAGTACAGTATTATGACACCTTGGCAGAATCTGCAAGTTCCCTATGGAAAACACTTTCTCAAGCAATGCAACCAGGTGGCTTAATAGATGAGTTAAGGAAAAACCTTTGTATGTTAGCTTCACGATTGGAAATCTATTTACCGTTCTGTGATGAAGTATTCAGAACTGTGGTACCTCGAGTAGTTAATAAAAGGCAACCAGGTATATTGGATGGACCAAATCCAAGTGCACCTGTAAATGGTGGTAAGAAATCAATCCTAACTAAGTTATGACAAAGACTCCTCATAGAATGGTGAAGAACCGCTCTTGGGATAGATACAAGAAAATTATCACTGACTTCTTAGATTGGGATGCTGGTAGGCAAACAATAACTTGGGCAAAGAATGTTAATCAGCTACTCAGTCATGGTGAAGATAGTACACCTAATTATTACAACATCCAAATAGAGGCATTATGTTACTACAATGCTTTCAGAAACTGGCCTATTAATAAGGCTACAGTTACTGGGCAATTGGATGACGAAAACTTATCAATACTAATTAGTAAATCTTATATAGAGAAAATCGGTTATCTTACACCGGAAGGTTATTGGGATTTTAATTGGGAACAAGATAGGTTCATAATAAATGGGATAGTATACAAACCAGACGGTGATACTCAAACTGCTCAGGCAAAGGATGAGGCTTTAGTTTTCATGGTTATCCTAAAGAGAGACCGAGATACCAAAGTTGAATTTGTAGAATAAAAATAAAGTATATGGCAAAGATGTTAGTACTGAGGTGGACACCAATTACTACAAACAGTGGAATTTGGTTTGATAGTAATCTGGTTATCCTCAATGGTACCTCTGGAGTTCATATTGAAATGAAAGGTAATGGCAATGATGTAACGGCATTTCAATCGATGACCGGAAACAAATTTGTCACCTGCTTTCAAGATTACTTCGGGGATATCTGGGATAAAATAATACCTCATCCTGGTATAGGCCAGGTAATAAAGTTCCGTGTAAATAGGCTTCCTGATTATGCTTGCATACGGGGAGATATTGAGGACGGTGGAGATGTAGACCCCGAAAATCCGGATATACCAATGAATGCCTTCTGTGGTTCAGAGGGAGAACCATTCAGAGATATCGATTCGGAATTCTTACTGGGTCGTCAACGTGCAGTAATTAATCCTTAAATTATTATAAATATGTATGTAAGTAAGTATTACACCTGCGAAGAAATTGACCAGCGGTTGTTACAGGGTTACTATGATGACTTTGTTCGTGCTGGCTTTGGAGGAACTATTAATGAGTTCTGGGCCTTCGTACTTTCTATCAAGGATAAGGTAGATAAGAAAGAAGGATATGACTTATCTAAAAACGATTTCACTGATGAGCTAAAAGCTAAACTCGATGGAATCGAAGAGAAAGCAAATTATATTACAAAGGTTTCTCAGCTTGAGAATGATTTGAAATTCCAAACTGAGGAAGAAGTTAAGAAGGCAATCAGTGACTTGGTTGATGGTGCTGATGATGCTCTTGATACTCTTAAGGAGTTGGCAGAAGCTTTGGGTAATGACCCTAACTTTGCAACTACTATCACTAACAAATTAACTGAACTTCGTACTGCATTAAGCGAAGAGGTAAGCCGAGCTAAGGAAGCAGAGGCTGCATTGGGTGCTGCAGTAGCCGCAGTTCAGGATAATCTGGAATATGGCTTAGACCAAATCAATAAGAAAATTGATACTACTAAGGCAGACTTAAAAGCTGATATCGACCGTGTTGAAAGAAAAGCTGATAAGAATGCCGAAGATATCAAAGACCTCAACGATAAGATAACCGAAAAGAATGACGAACTTGAGACTGAACTCAAGGGACTTATTCAACAAGAAAAGGACGAACGTATTGCTGCCGATAATGAGATTAAGGAAAGTGTAAACGAACTTAAGACTCTGCATATCAATGATAAGGCAGCTATCGAAGCAAAGATTGCCGAAGAAGTATCTAATCGTACAAATGCAGATACGGTACTGGATTCTAAGATTAACGAAGAGATTACTAATCGCCAAGCAGATACCCAATCTCTCCAAGGTAAGATTGACCAGGAAAAGGTAGACCGTCATTCTGAGGACCAAGTTCTTCATAATGAAATCTCTAAAGAGGTATCAGACCGTACCAATGCAGACAATGCTTTGCAGGGTAAAATCGACCAAGAAGCTCAAGCTCGTACTGCAGCTGACCAAGTATTACAGAACAATATTGATTCAGAAGCTACTACTCGTGCAGCCCAGGATTTAGTCCTTGACCATAAAATCGAGGATGTAAAATTGCAGGGCCAGGCAGATAAATCCCAATTACTCGAGGCTCTCAACACCGAGATTCAAAATCGTAAGGATGCCGATACTGCCCTTGATGATAAGAAGGTTGATAAACGTGAGGGTTATTCATTAACCAAGAATGATTTCACCGATTTACTTAAAGCCAAGTTGGATGGCATTGAGGAAAAGGCAAATTACATTACTCACATATCACAGCTTATCAATGATTCCGGTTTCCAAACTGAGGACGAAGTAAAGGCTGCTATTCAAGAAATTGTAGGTGCTGCTCCTGAAGTACTTGATACTCTTAAGGAAATTGCCGATGCCTTGGGTAATGACCCCAACTTCGCTGCAACCATTACAAAGAAATTGGCTGCAATTACCGAACAGGTTAACCAGGAAATCGAAGACCGTATTGCGGGAGATGAAGCAAACAGTGCAGAAGTAGCTACAGAGGTTCAGGCACGTAAGGATGCAGATACTGCCCTTGAAGCTAAACTGAAAGAATACGTAGACAATAAGTCTGCTACTGGAGATGCTGCAATCGGGGTTGTAAGAGATAACCTTAACAAGGAAATCCAAGACCGCAAGGATGCAGATGCTGCAATTCAAGCAAGCCTGGATAAGGAAATTGCCGACAGAAAGACTGCTGATGATGCTTATACTCTTAGTCTGAATAACGTTAATAAACGTATTTCTGATTTAGCATTAAGCCTCCAGGATTCTATCAATACTTTGCGTAACGAACTCACGGCTCAGGTAAATGCTAATACTACAGCAATTGCTACTAACCAACATGATATCAAAAGAAACTCAGAGGCAATCACAAACTTAACTAAGACTGTAGGTGATAACTACAAGGAAGTTAAGGATATGATTAACAAAGAAATCGTAGACCGTACTAATGCCGACAGTTCTTTGAGTTCTCGTATCGATACTCTCAATATTGACCTTAATACCGAAAGAGTAGAAAGGACTGCAGCTGACCAGGTTCTTCAAGTAAACCTCGATAAAGAAGTAGCAGACCGTACTGCAGCTGATACTGCATTGAGCACTGAGTTCACTGCTAAGTTGGATAATACCAAACAAGCTTTGGTATCTGAGGTGGATAAGCTCAATACAAAAATAGACCAAGAGAAAGCAGACAGAATTGCTGGAGATAATGCTTTGGGAGTTCGTATTGATTCTCTAGAGACTGGTAATACCAGTGCTATGAACGAGCTTAAAGAAAAGGTAAATGCCAATACTACTGCTATCAATACCGAGAAGGAAAGGGCTATTGCCAAAGAAACTTCCCTTGAGGCAAAGATTGATGTTAACCTTCAGAATCACAAGGATGATATGGCTGGTATTAACCAGGATATCCTTACAGAAAGAAATGCTCGTTTGGCTGGTGATACTGAGTTACAAAATAATATCGATAAAGAAGCTACTGAAAGAGCTAACCAAGATACCCTTATTAATAATGCTTTGGCTCAAGAAAAGTCAGACAGAATTGCTGCTGACCAAGCCTTAGATTCTAAGAAGGTAGATAAGGTAGATGGTAAGGTACTTTCTTCAAATGACTTCACCGATATTCTCTTTGCTAAGTTGGATGGCATTGAAGACCATGCTAATTATATTACCAAGGTATCGGAGTTGTTGAATGATTCAGATTTCCAGAACTCTGAACAAGTAGAAGCCGCTATCCAAAAGATTATTGGTTCTGCACCAGAGGTACTTGATACTTTGGCAGAGATTGCTAAGGCTCTTGGAGATGACCCTAACTTTGCAGCAACTATGACTGCTAAGCTTACCGAGTTGGAGAATAAGCTTACTGCCGAAAAGAATTTGCGTGAACAGGGTGATAACAACTTACAACAGTCTTTCACTAACTTAAGTACTACACTTACTACTACAGTAAATGAGTTGAGAACTTTTGTAAGTGAAACTCGTACAGAGTTGTTAACTTCATTGAATGCCACCAATGCTCTGGTAACACAGAATACTGCCAATATCCAACGTAACTTGGAATTAATCCAGGATATTCAGGATAACGTTAATGGTGGTTATACTGCAATTACCGATTTGCTTAATAACGAAATTGCTGCTCGTAAGGCTGAGGATATTCGATTGGAAGCAAAGATTGACCAGAATACCTCTGACCTCAATACAGAGAGGGAAGAAAGAAAAGCTGCTGATAAAGTTCTTCAGGATAATATCGATACCGAAGAGGCTGCTCGTATTGCTGCAGATACCGCTCTGGGCAAACGTATCGATAAGGAAATCCAAGACCGCAAGGATGCAGACACAGCTCTTGATAATAAGTTCACTACTATTACCAATGACCATGAGGAAAGACTGGTAGCTGAAGAAGGTACTTCCGATGCTTTGCCAGATACCATGGTTACTGATGTTAGTGCTGTAACAAGAACTGGTACCCAACTTTCTTTCAAGGTAAAGACTTCAACCAAGGATAATGCAAATAACCAATATGGTGAAGAAGTAGAAGCTACCAAGAATTTACTCCCAGTAACTCAAACTCTTGCTGGAGTTATGTCTGCAGCTGATAAGGTTAAGTTAGATGGGTTAGACCCAAATTCTCTGACAGATATCTCTGCAGCTTCAGATGCGAATAAGGTAACAGTAACTGTAACTAAGGATAACGGTTTGAATGCCGATACCACAGAAACCTTCGATTTGCCTCAAGCATCTGCTACTAAGGCTGGTACAATGACTTCTAAGGACAAGGTAGAATTGGATAGAATCTCTACAGCTAACTTTGCTCTTGGTGCAGTAACACCTAATAAAACTACAGTAGGTATAGCTGCAACTAAAACGAAGATAGACAATAACACTACTGTTCAGAATCCTATTACCTTACCTGCATCTACTCCAGAGAAAGCTGGTGTACAAACTGCTGCCGACAAGAAACTGTTTGATTCTATACCTGCTGATTTAATTACTTGGATAGACGAATCTGCAACTGCTGAGAAGGTGACTATCCTTGGCCAAGTTCACAGTATAGTAAAGGGTGAATATACCCTGGTAAACTCAGTAGAGAAAGATATAGCTGCAGCATCACAAACTGTTGCAGGTGTAATGACTGCTGCCGATAAGGTAAAACTCGATGTTACATTACCTAATGCTATTGCTAAGGAAACTCAGGACCGTATTGATGCTATTGAGGCTTTGGGAGAAGAATCCGAAGCTGCTCTTGCTAAGGAAATTGCTAATAGAAAAGCTGCTGATACTGCCCTTGATACTAAGTTTACTAAAGCTGTAAGTGATGAAGCAACTGCTCGTACTTCTGCTGATACTGCATTGGGTGCAAGGATTGACAAAGAGATTACCGATAGAACTGCGGCAAATACCGCCCTTGATACTAAACTGCAGAATAACATTAATACTCTAGAAGCTAAACATGATGCCTTTGTAGCTACGAAAGGTAAAGCTAATGGATTTGCTTCCTTGGATGCTAATGGTACTGTACCCGCAAGTCAATTGCCTTCTTATGTAGATGATATTATCGAAGTATATGCAACTTATACTGTGGGTGCAACTGGAGGGTTAACCAATATCCAGCTATATTCAGATGCTGCCCATACTCGACCTATTACTGGAGAGTCAGGTAAAATCTATGTAAACGTTGCTAGTGGAGAACCTTCTTATCAATTCCGTTGGTCAGGTACTGCCTTTGTAGACAGTAATACCTCATCACTTATTATCGGTCAGATTGCAGGTACTGCATTTGACGGTGCAAGAGGTAAGGAACTCGAAACTCAGATATCTTCACTTAAGGTTAATGGTGCATCTCATTTTGATAATAACACCTATCAAGCTTCATCAGTTCGACTGAACTTTAAGTGTTGGTTTGGAAACGGTAATGTTCAAGATCACTACTCTCAGATTAAGGCCGCTTCTACTACAGAAGCTGGAGTTATGTCTGCAGCAGACAAAGTGAAACTTGATACCACTTTACCTAATCAGATTACTACTGAAACTACAAATCGAACCAATGCGGATAAGGCTATCAACGATTTGTTGGCAACTCTACCTGACCACATGCTGGCTAGAGATTTGAGTAATTCAGGTAATTTGATTAACCTAGACTCTACTGCTACTAATTTAACACTTGCTTATTGGTGGGCAGAGAAACAAGAGAACGGTCATTACCAAATTAATAAAACTCAATATGCAATTACTATACCCGCTGCTACGACTACTAAGGCAGGTGTAATGACTGCAGCCGATAAGACTAAGTTGGATAATACCGCTACTGGGTTGGCAAATGAGATTACCGATAGAACCAATGCTATCAACAGCTTAAGAACTGAGTTGAAAACTTACGTTGATAATCTGATTTCAGATACCGATACGGATTTGACGGCATTGGAAACTAAGGTAAATAACCACATTGCCAATAAATCCAATCCTCACAGAGTTACTAAATCTCAAGTTGGTTTGGGTAATGCTTCTAATACTTCGGATGCTGATAAGCCAGTATCTACCGCTCAAGCTACTGCTATTGCAGATGCTAAGGCTGCCGGTAAAGCTGCTCAAACATCAATCAATAGCCATGCAGGTAGAAAAGATAATCCTCATGTAGTTACCAGAACTCAATTGGGATTGGCAACTACAGATAATGTAGTATTTGCTAAGACTACTGCTCCTTCGGGTTTCTTTAAAGAAACTTCGGATATCCGATTGAAGAAGAATATCAAACCTCTAGAACATACTCTAGACCAAATCTGCAATATACCTACAAATTCATTTAATATCTTCAATGAGTATGATGAAGGTACCATTGCTCAGGATTTGGAAAAGATAGGTTTGGAGGCTTATGTAGATGAGGATTATATCCCTTATAAGGAAGTAGGTAATCTCAAAGATTTCAGTGATGAGGAAGTTACCGAAGTTGATGGAGAACTCTATGTAACTGTGAAGGCAGTTAAATACCATAAAATGTCAATCTTGGCAATTGAAGGTATTAAACTTCTTTGTGATGAGATTCAGGCTTTGAGAGACGAACTCAATGAACTAAGGAGAGATTCTTTACTTAAAAACTTAGATTAATATGGGAGAGATAGCAACCTGGAGTGCTGTCAAAACTAAAGTAGGCCTTGGTAAGACAGGTAACGACTGCCCTACCAAGGCTGAATTGTTAGCACTCTCCCCTACAGGAACAGGGGAAAACTATTTGGGGTTGGAGCTATCCAATGCCAGTTCCTATAAAGATACAGAATGCGTTAAACTCGAGGATATTCACAAGGTAACTTATAAGTATACTTTCACTTTATCGAATAGTACCCTTAACTTTACTGCTTTAGGTGGAGCTCCTACTAATGCCGTTCAAAGATTCGGTAGTCAATCTTATCGAGAAAAATATCTGGATGGGGTAACTACTGGTGTAAAAGAGCAGGTAAGTTATAGTACCTCTGGATTACCCTCTTGGGTAACTTGGTCTGATGCAGGTGGTTGGTCAGCTTCTGAAAATACTGCCTTAACTACCCGGTCTAAAACTGATGGTAAGATTGTACAACAAGGTTCAGGTAAAACCTTTACTATTGGTTGGTCTCAGGCAGCAGCAGCATCCCAGTCATGGACTTATGGTTGGAGTGTAGACCCCACCTCTATATCCTTTTTTGCTTCTGGAGGTACGAGAACATTTACCGTTACTTCTTACAAGCAAGAAGTAAGAAACGGGCATTATTATGGTAACCAAGTTACTCTAACTTATACTAGAACAAATACTGGAAGTGTAAGTGGTACTGGTACTTCTGTAATTATGACGAATAATACTTCTACTTCTGCAAAGTCTGGTACTGTAACGCTTACTCAAGCAGAAACAGGAAAGAAGTTAACCATATCGTGTTCTCAGTCTGCTGGTTACTTAACCTATAGCGAAATTACAGCAAGTGGAGGTGCAGTAACTGATATACCTGCAAGTGGAGGTACTAGAAGTTCTTTTACTACCTTACCAACTTATGCACAAACCTATGGTTGGAATGGTAGCACCCAAGGTGCTGGTACAGTTAACTCTGGTGCTACCATTACCTATAGTGCAGCAGTAACTGCAACTTCTTTGGGAACTACTGCTAAAGCCAGAACACTTAAAGGTACACTTACAGCTACCATTTCCCTAAATGGTAAAACTAAAACTGTACCTATCAATGTATACCAAGCAGAGAATAAAATTACCAGTACTACTACGGGTTCTTGGAGTGTAAAACTTACTGCTGGTACCTATACCGTGAATAATGATGGTGAAGATGTATCTTTATACCCAAGTGCTACTGCTCCAAAAACCAACCATTGGTCTTCAGGAGCAACTAGTTCTGCTGGACAATCTAGTGCTATTCCAACTTTAAGTATAGAACCCGAAGTATCTGGTTTTACTATAGTAACCCCTTCTGGCTCAGCCCCTTTTTTGAGAGTAACTGAGAATACTGGTACATCCTCTAGGTCTGCAAGGGTATATGCTAGATATCAGGGAGTATCGGATTATGTGGACATTACTCAATCAGCAGCTACTGTAACCTATACTTATACATTTAAGGATGCTAAGCCATTAACTTTCTCTGCTTTAGGTGGAGCCCCAACCAGTAGTAATAAGCTATTTAATGCTACTTCAACTAAACAGAAATATATTAATGGAGTAGCTTCTGGTAGCCCTACTGATGTAGATTATGATTCAATAACTGGTATACCTTCTTGGTTACACTACACTAGTTCTGGAGGTTATGTAACAGCTTGGACTGCCGATGAAAATACTGGGGCTGCTCGTTCATTTACCCATACGCTTACTCAAAAAGAGTCAGGTAAAACCTTACAGGTAAACGTATCACAATCAGGAAGAACTGAGAGTAATAAATACTATCTGGGATTTGATTCACCTACTGGTAGTAAGACAACTAGTAAAACCGTAGTAGCTACAGCAAACACTATTGGTGCTATATCGGCTTATGCTTTCAGTACTAAGGTAATCAATGGTACCGAAAATACGGGTACCAGATATCCTTCTGGATTAACCGTTTCAAGTAAACCCACCTGGGTAACCGTAAATATAACTCACCAAGGGGATGGCTTATATTCGATAAGATTGTATATAACCGAAAATACTTTTACGAGTTCAAGGAGTGGGTCAGTAGTAATAAAACCAAATGACAATGATGACTATGGTTGGGAATTGACCATAAATATTAGTCAAAATGCTGCTACTATTACCTATGAGTACATATTCGAAATTGCATAGGTTTAATTACAACACTAGAACATTTTTATATGAGATAGTTAATTTTATTTAGAAATTAATAAATCCAAAACATTATGGGAGTAGAAGTAAAAGGTACTGGCGATGGCGTTGTAATCGCGGACAGAGGCTGTAATGACGGCTGCTGTTATAACCGGAATTCCGGTTGGGGCTCTGGATGGGGAGCCGTTGGTGGTGCATTGGTAGGTGGTGGCTTCGGTGCTGCTGTGACCTCAAGAATGGCCAACAGGAAATCAAGTGCCTCATCGAGAACACTGCCAAAGACACCGAGATTGCTCGCCTCAATCGAGTGATAGATGCTCAGAGAGACCAGAACATCATCAATCAAGTGGTAGCTGCCTTGAAGACCGGTACTACAACGCCAGCTCAGTAATTTAAAATACCGAGATGATTAAAAGGAGTGCATCTGTTTTTAGGTGTACTCCTTTTTTCGTTTTAACCCATTAAACTAAGGAATTATGGAACAAGAAAAACTCACCGAATTTAAGATACAGTTAGCTCTACCCGCTCCCAATATAGAGATTGCACAAGAAGTAGCAAACAAAGCTCAGGTACTCATAAATCAATTTGGATACTATCAATTCTTAAACCTGGTAGACTTTATGCAAAAGAATCCAGGTGCAGTTTCATTTGGTTTAAACTTAATAAATAAAAGATGATTATGGACGAAAGAACATTGATTTTCCAAAAGGTACAGAAAGGTGAAATGATTTTCACATTAGAAAAAGACAGACGGTCTGGTTATCCTATTTTCGATACAGCAAGGGTTGTAAAGGTAGGTGAAAGTAAACCCATGGCCTCTGGTGCTAAAGACGGCTTTGTTAACAGTGTCGAATTGGTAATCCAAGATTCGGTATCACAGCTCACTATATATTTGCCTTCACAATCGGATGAGGGTATCTATAATGGTGTATACTATACCACCGATGTAGCGAATATAATTAATGAGGTTACTATGCAGAAACAGAATGCCTTGAATATACTCAACAATCGACCGAAGTTTGAGGCAATTGTTTCTGAATGTGATAACATTCTAAATTCAATCAACCAATCCTCATCTGCCCCGAGTAAACCTGCTCCAGGGTTTGAGGAATTCCGTCAATACATGGACCAACGAATCTCTACTCAAGAGACTCTGTTACAAAGGATTGCTCAGGAGTTGGGATTGGATAAACCTAAACAACAGTAAGAATTATGCCAAGTAAGTCGGTTAATATTACACTATCGACTCCAGTTGGCCCTCTAGAAATATACGTAGATAAACGAGAACAAGCTCGTGCAGAAAGGTTGATTGCCAAAACTCCAAGTATCTTAACCAAAGGCTATGCGAAAGGTACAGAAAAGTTTGGTAATCAACTTCTTCGTATAGTAAGACGAAGTTTGAATACTGGTGTTCCCCCAAGAGGTTCAGGAGTATCATGGCCACCACATTCTCCCGGTACCCTAAAGAAATATGGGGCTCATACCATGTTAAATCTTACAGGGCAATATGCCAGGTCAGTTACTTTGGTAAAAGGTAAGAAAAGAACTTTCGTCGGTTTGCCAATTGGAATTAAGAAGATTACCTATACTGGTAAGACTTCAAGAAAGACTCTAAATCAGATAGCTATTATGTTAGAGTATGGTAGTAGGGATGGCAATTTACCACCTCGTCCTCTTTGGAATCCTGCATTTAAGGCTGCTGGTGGAAAAGCTGCCTTACAAAAGGAAATACGTAATGAAATTAGAAAAGAAATAAGGAGGGTTAGATAATGGCAGCAGATTTCGAAATATCTTCATTATCCGGAACTGGTACTGCAACTATTAGGGTAAAGCCTAAGGCAGTAAACGAAGACATGGATAATATAAAAGAGCAGGTCCTCAAGGTAGTAGTTCAAGGTGTAGAAAGGGAAGTAACCCTGGTACAAAAGGCTGCTCCTAAAATAGTAGAGACCTGGGGAACTTATTTTAGTATCACTCCAGAAACTACTTCTCATACTTTCGATGGTACTAAAAGCGGTGAGACCCTAGAAATAGGAGTATACAGTTACCAACAGAAGTTTATCAATAATGAGCCTCAAGATGAATACCGTGCTGTAGATTGGAAAGTTGAAAGTACGGTAGATTGGTTAACAGTAACCAAAGAGGCCGGTGAACTAAATAAGTTGAGTAAGGTTACTATAAAAACTAAATCTTCAAATAGTGAGTTTTCTGGTACAGATGCTGACCCCATAGAAAGAACTGGGTTAGTAAGAATTACTCAAAATATTGATACTGAGCCTACTAAGGAAATCAATATTACTCAGGGGAAGGGCAGAGTTAATTACCATCTCAAGATAGAGGGTAATGGTACTAATATTGGGGGAGCTCTTGTCTATGAGGGTAACAAAGATGTTACTATAGACATTACTATAGAGAAGTGGATTAACTCCAGAACAGCTAAATCTTATCCAGCAATGATTAAGATACCTACCCTGGGCCAGAGAAAGGACTTCTCTGGTACTTCAAATGTAGCAGGAAGTTCTCTTACCTACAGTGGACAAGGCTGGGTACAAAACCCTGGAACTATAGTTTCTAATTGGGTAGGTCATACTACTTTGAGTTGTTATTTCAAGGCGAATGGCAATAGTAAGTTTGACCAGATAATCCAACAGATGACTGGAGCTTTTCCAAGTTGGCCTGTAGAAATTGACCCATCAAGTTTACCGCCTGGAGCTACACTAAGTGATATTGAAGGGACCAAACTATTTTACTTTTTTACATAATTATGGTAAACTCAGAAGAAGTAGTTGAAAGAACATTTTACATATGTCTTCTCACTACAATGTTAGAAATGGGTCTTACCTTAAATCCAGATGACTTCTTACCTTTGTCTCAAGAAAACGAAAAAAGATTTCAAGAGGCAATAAAGGACCTTAAGAAGTTTATACCATTATATGGTATTGGAAATAATCAAGTAAAAGGCCCAAAATCTCTTCCTCGAATAACTATCGAATTGCAAGGTTATTATTCGGGGGATATTGGTGTGAACAAATATATCATTGGAGATAAACTGGAGGATGGCAATTACCAAGCTTCAGAGTTTCCTTATGAAACAAAAGATATCACCGTTGATATACATCTCATTTCTCAAACACAAGCTGATATGAGATTGTTACATACAATCTTATATACTGGCTTACCTGCTAGAGGATATATAAGACCTTATTTCAATGACTTAGAGGAATGGAGTAAAGGCAGGCTTGCTCCTACCGGAAATCTATTCATTGAGATGGGTAACTATTATGACCACCCAGATGTAGAACATGGTATGCTTGAAAAGGTATATACCTATATTTGTAAGGATGGCATTCTCCCAGAAAAGCTTTTGGAAGAAGGTACACTTACACCTATCAAGGATATATCAGTTCTCATTGGGACATTGGAACAAAACGAAAACGAAATGTTAGAGTTAAAGGTACCTAAAGGATAGGTACAATACTCTAAGGTATAAATTAAACGAGTAATTAACTTTAATCACAATAGAATTATGCCAACTTCACCTCATGTTGATTTTAAGTTTAAGAACAACAACGTTCTTCAAACTACTCCTATGTTAGGAGTTTCTTGTGTATTGGCTAGAACTACTAAAGGTCCATACGATGACCCTTCAGAAATCATCTCTACATTCTCTCAGTTCCAAAGAATCTATGGTTCTGAAATTGTACCAGATGGTTCTGTATCAAATATCGAAAAGGCTTTGCAAGGTGGTTCTAAGCTTCGTGTTATTCGAGTACTCGGTAAAGGAGCTACTCAAGGTACAGTAGCTGCAACAGCAAGTAAAGCTAAAACAGTTGCTAAATCAGAAGAAGAGGGAATAGCTCCGGCTTCTGCAATTCCCAAACCTGCTACACCTGCTGCAATTATTACTATTGCTTCTGGTGGAACTACCTACAGTTTGGGATTAGTAACTAAAGGTTACGGTGATCCTATTGGTAGTACAGATACATTCCAGGTAGGTTTTTATAAACAGGCTAATACCCTTTATTATAAAATCTATTCAGGTAATGGGCAGGTATTGGAACAAGGTCCAGTAGTAACTTATAAGACTGCTGATGATAACAATAATACTTCAGTAGATTACCTTGCTCTTAGTGCTTTTGCTAAGAACTCGGAATATCTTAAACCAGTAGTTGTGGCAGGCTCATCTTTCGAGAACCTAATCAAATGGTTAACCGAGAGTGTAGATGGTACCAAAAATGCGGTTACGGTTACCGTAGGTGGGGCTGCTCCTACTGATACCGAGAAAATGTTTACAGGTACTGTAGGTAGTGCTGGTTCTACTCCAACTGCCGACGAGTGGATTGCTTCATTGGACTTGGTAAAAGACTACACCGATTTCTACCAATTATTTATTTCTCATATTTCTCAACACCTTACGGCTGATGCCGATGTACTTAAGGTATACAAGGCTGCTGGAGATATGGCAAAAGAATTGATGGAATGGGTACTCTATATTGAGGTTCCAAAACATCTTACCCATTATACTCAGGGTACTCAAGCTAGAGATTATAAAGCTCAGGTAACTTGGGTACAGACTTGCCTTGGTACAGTAGGTAATTCTAAGTACATTGCTTATTTCGGTGGTGGACTTAAGTACTACAATGAAAACGGTAATCTTCAAGATTCCGATGTAGTGGGTACTATTACTGGTTTGGGAGATGCTTCTGCTACTCAGTATGGACCTTGGAAATCATTTGCTGGTATGAATCGTGGAGTAATTGGAGATGCTGTTGGACCAGTATGCCCGAACTATGGTTCTCCTTCTCGATATAATGAACTGAATACACTTGCTCAGAATTATATCAATGAGATGGTAATCAAAGATACTCCAGATGCCGGTAAACAAACCATGCTCTGGCATTGCTTCTCATCCCAGGTAAAACAGGATTCAGAAAGATTCCTTTCAATTGTAAGGTTGAATTTGTATCTGAAGAAATTCCTTCGTCCAGTACTTAACAAATATTTGGAAGAACCAAACGTTTGGGGCACTTGGAAGAGAATCTGGTTGGAAGTTAAACCTACCTTGGATTCATTGGTAGATGAAGATGCCATGACAGAATATACCTGGATGGGTGACCAAGATGCAACTTCTTGGGATGACCTTTCTGTAAATAACGAAGCAGATGCTCGTCAAGGTAAATATCTGGCTATCCTTAAGTATAAGGACGTAGTTCCTATGCAAGAGGTAACTATGGAGATTGTAATTGATGCTGCCTCTAAGTCGGTATCAATTGTAGAAACAAGTAATAACCTATAAACATTATAACGATGGGAGCAAAAGTAAAAAACCCACGGAAAAAATTCTTGTGGAGCATTATGTTTCCTAAGCACCCTATCAATACCTACCTCTTTCAAACTTGTACTTTGCCAGATGTAGAGATTGACCAGGTAGCTCATGGGGACGTTAATAGAGATGTTAAAACTGCAGGTAGGGTTACAGTAGGTAACCTAATCGTAGAAAAACTTATGACTACTGCAGGTTCAGATACATGGCTTCATGATTGGCTTTATTCTTGCCAGGATATGATTGCTGGTGGGGGATTGGTACCAAGCCAATACTGGGAAACTGCCATTGTAAATGAACTTGCTGAAGATGGGGTATCAGTTCTTAATACTCATATCTATGAAGAGGTTTGGCCATGTAAGATAACTGGCCTTGACTTGGACAGAATGGCTTCAGAGAACACCATTGAGTCTATCGAATTCTCAGTAGGTACTGCAGACAAATATTAATTCCTTAGTCTATTTTCACTAAGATTCGGTGGAGGGGTGGGATTCCTGAGATAGGATGTCTCACCCCTTTCTTGTTGTTATAGGGAATACTATGAACATTTGTAAACATTAAAATATTAAAATTATGGAATTTAGAACATTTGAATTTACCGGGCCCTCTGGTTATCTTTATGAAATCAGAGAACAGAATGGAGCTGATGAGGATATTCTCAGCAACATGTCAGATATGAAGACTTTGATGAACCTTACCAAGTTCATTGCAGCAATAGTAATCAGAACCAATGCTACTCTCACTGGTAGATTAACCGTAGAGGATGCACTTAACCTACCAGTAAATGACCGTTATGCAATCATATTCAATTCCCGTATTTTCTCACTGGGTGATGAAGTAGAATTTGAATATGATTGGGGTAATGAAAATGGTGGTAAGGTTACTTATGGCCAAGATCTTCATGAATTCCTTTTCAATTATGGTACAGTACCCACAGAACAGGAACTTAGTGAAAAACCTGATGCTATACCTTTCTACCCAGAGGGTGTTAAATTGGTAGACCACGAATATACCTTGACTTCAGGTAAGCATATCAAATTCGATTGCATGACCGGTAAGGGAGAACAGGCTTTCATGAAACTACCTATGGAAAAGCAAACTAAGAATGCCCCTCTTCTTTGCCGTAATTTGCATTTGGAAGTAGATGGGAAATGGGAGAAGGTAGAAAGCTTTATGCCTTTTAGTGCAAAGGATATGGCTGAGATGAGAAAGCATATATTATCTATCGACCCAGTATTCAAAGGTGATTCCCATATTACTAATCCAGTAACTGGAGAGGAAAGAACTTATCCTGTAGTATGGGCACCTAATTTTTTCTACCTGACGGAAGAGTAACTTTAGAGGGTGATTTTGTTTATATTACCAGAGCCGAGATAACCTTAGATTATTTCGGCTTTTTACGTCTTCCGTATAGGATAAGGAAAATATTCAAGGATATGGCCGAGCAATATTATAAACAATTAAAGAAGAAAACAAGATGATAAATACCAGTAGGAGTGTAATAGAGGTCGGTGTTGCCATGGTTTTAAGAGACCGATTCTCTCAGGAAGCCGGTAAGATATCTGGGTCATTTAGAACTATGATGAATGACATGACTACCTGGAATAGAGGTATTCAGATGTCAGCTTCCAATACAATGGACTTCGGGATGCAACTTGTGGGGGGAATGGCAAGGGCCTATAAATACTCTGCGGGTGTTCAGAATGAAGTTTGGACTGCTTCGAAGATTGCTGGTGCTACCATTGCAGAACAAAGAGAAATGTTACAATTGGCAAAAGATGTCAATGAGATAACACCTCTTACTGCTTCAGATGTTGCATCAGGACAAAGATACTTGGCTATGGCCGGTAATAAATTCGATGCCATTAAAGAAATGATTGGGCCAGCCTCTAAGCTGGCTTCAATCTTTACTATGCCAGTGGGACAGAAAGGTGGTGTAGCTGACTTGATGACTAATATCATGTCAATGTACCAAATCCCAATGACCGAAGCCGCTAGAGTAACCGATGATTTATATACTGCTGTTACTAATGCAAATATATCTTTAACAGACTTAGCCCAGTCCATATCCTATGCAGGAGCAGATATGGCAACTGCTGGAGTAGACCTTCGGCAAACGGCTGCTGCTATTGGTGTATTAGGTGATATGGGTATACAGGGTTCTATGGCAGGTACTTCATTGGCTAATATGATACGTTATTTACAACTATCCCTTGTTAACCAAAAAAAGAAAGGCTATAACGCTTTAGCAGACTTAGGCTTAAGTCCTGATGAATTCTTCGATGCTAAAGGTAACCTTATAGACCTTTACACTATCTATCAGAAGTTTGCTAAGGCTGCAGTAGATTTGCCTTCACGAATTGAAACCCCAACATTCTTCAATATATTTGGAGTTCGTGGTAATAGAGGTATGCTCCCAGTACTTAGGGATATTGCTTCTGGTAGAGATAAGATGGGTAAGATACTTGCAACCTATAATCAGAATATGGGTGCAGTAAATAGACTCAATGAAGAAAGACTTAAAACCGATGCTGGTGTAATTGACCAATGGCAATCCGGTCTAGAGAACTTAACAGTTACTGCAGGTGCAGCACTTGGTAGAGTATTTACACCAGTACTTCAATTTGGTACCAGATTAGTTAATATAATTAACTCAGTATCAGAAACTTGGGCAGGAGGCTTTGCCCTTAGAGTTATAGCAACTGGTGTAGTAGTGGGTACTATAGTGGCAGGTTTTAAAACCTTAAGAGGTATAATGCAAATGACCTCTTATCTTCAAACTTTAACTACCAGAGAATCTAATGGCATGTCAGCAGCAGCCATAAAAACTAATACCCAATTTGCCATCATGGAAGCACACATGGTAAGTATGGTTAACCTTATGAGAACCATGGTACAATTGCAGATGATGATGGGTGGTATTGGTATGAATAGTAAGGGTAGATTCTATAATTCAAAAACTGGTAGATTTGTTAAAACCCCTAATCCTGGAGTACCATTAGCTACTACCATGGGGGCTAGTTTAATTGGTGGAGCAGTAGGTCAAGGTATGGCAAACACCGGAGGTCAGATAATTAGACAAGGAACTGCAAAAGGGCTAGCTTCAATTGGTGGAGCAGTAGGTCAAGGTATGGCAAACACCGGAGGTCAGATAATTAGACAAGGAACTGCAAAAGGGCTAGCTTCAATTGGTGGAGCAGTAGGTCAAGGTATGGCAAACACCGGAGGTCAGATAATTAGACAAGGAACTGCAAAAGGGCTAGCTTCAATTGGTGGTAGACTTTTGGGATTCTTAGGTGGACCTATTGGGATTGGTATTACCGTACTTCTCCCCTTATTAATTGAGGGTATTAGTTATCTTAGCAATTCCGTAGATAGGAATACTGATGCTCAAAATAATAAAGAAAATGACCCATTAACTATGAGGGCTCAGAATGAGGAAAGATTCCTTAATGCCATGAGAGCTGCCATTAGGGATGGTTTAAGGGATGGTAAGATTGGTATCACAATAGATGGTCAATCTGCTGGAGATTATACCCTTGGTAGTCAACAGGATTATACTGGAGTAGTATTAGGATTATAAACTAAAATATTATGGCTAGAGTATTAAATAAAGCAACAGGTAAGGTTGTTGAAAAGTACAATGACCTTACACGAGATACATCTGGTGTTCTTACTGGCCCATTAAATAAATTATGGAGAGCTCGAATATTATTAAACCGAGCTATCTCTACTCTTCCCAAAGATGATGCTTTAAAAGGTAAAGCCTATGACCCTAATGGTGTTTTAGGAGAATCTCAGATATCATCTAAGAACCCAATCTTAAATAAACAACTCCAGGCTAAATGGAGAATGGAATTGCAATTCCCAAGGATGGAAGAGGGAGAAGATATAGACCCAGCAAAGGGCAATAAGAATACTACCAATTATCGAAACTTCGAGGTAAAGGCCGATATTAGATATCAGAATGAAGTACGGATATATAATATGTCTGCTAATCCAACTCAATATATTACTTTACAGAACAGACCTCCAGAATTGGATTTCAGAGGAGAAACTACATGGGCAACAATTAAATCCATGGGACGTAATACACCCATGTATCACTTTACTGGTGCCGAAGATATTATTCAATTTAATGTATCTTGGTACTGCAATGACCCCGAGAATCCCGAAGAGGTAGTAAATAAATGTAGATTACTAGAGGCATGGACTAAGGCAAACGGTTATCAGACTGCTCCACCGATTATTCAAATCGAATGGGGGGAATCTGGTTTATTCGAGAACCATTACTACATTCTTACTTCTGCAACCTATACTCTGAAGAATTTCCAGAACGGTTACAGGATAAGGATTCCTGGTAAACCTGCTACATTTGGTAATGGTAAGTTATTACCTGCAGCTGCTACTCAAGAATTAATTTTCAAGAGAGTAAGTGCATATAACTTATCCTATGGAGACTTTATAAATTCTGATTCACTTAAAAAGACGGAGGGCATTAAATATGATTGATACAACTCAGTATTTAGTAGGTGCGAGTCCCTATAATCAAGCCTATGTTTTAAACTACGGTGATGGTGATTATTCTTTAGAGGCTGTTCAAACCTCAGTACCTTCATCATCCGATGATATACAACATACGGTAAAGGATGGAGAGACTCTACAGAATATTGCTTATAGGTATTATGGTGATTCCGGTAAGTGGTATCTTATAGCTGAGGCTAACGGTATACTAAATCCATTTAAGGAATTAGAAAGTGGAACCCTTATAAAAATCCCAGTATATGCCGGCTAAACAAAAACCCATATTATATAACGGAATGGGCCAACCATATTTGGCTCTTTTCGATTTTAAAGGAATGCCTATTAAGAATCCTCTTACGGGCATTCCTCTTGGAGCGTATATAAGTACCTGGAGTTATAGATATGATGAAGAGAAAGAGAATTTAGCAACCATTACTTTTGATACTGGTAATCCTGATACCGTAGATATAGAGGCTTTACAAGAAGGACAGAATATCTGTCTTCAGTGGGGTTACATATATCCAGACGGTTCATTTGTTTCTGGGCCGATTAAAGTAATTAAAGTAAGAGATTTCGATGCTAAGTTTGATTCTACTGGTACTCATGTAACTATAAAGTGTATTGATTCTACGGGGGATTTAAGGTATCAACCATCCTATAATTTTTCTGAGATGGAGGGATATAAGTTATCTACCTTCTTAGACAATGGCTGTGATAATTCTGTAGGTGTAATCATAGAAATATTTCAATAATGGAACAACAGATTATAAGTAATAAAGTATATGAGTCACTACAAGTACCTACTGAGAATACCAGAACTACTACTGGTAAAGTACTTTATGCGAATAGGTACAGTGGAGTAGCTAGTGTGGCTATGCCCGAAGATTTAAAAGCTCTAATAGATAGTGACTTTGGATTAGTAGGCAAGAATATATTGGTTCAGCTTGAACAGAAGATGAAGGGTTATACTAATGGCCCATGGTATGTAGATTCTAGAGATGGGGTTATCTATATACATAATCGAAAGTTTAATGAGGAACCAGTACATACTTATACCTATCAGGGAGAGAATGGTGAAGTACTCAGCGTATCTTTTACCATGCAGAATATAACTAAAAAAGTTAAAGCTACATTGGCCCCAGTAATCAATCCTGAGAGTAAAGATTTAAATGTATTTACTACTGGTATAAAAGAACCAGATGAGAATAATTTACCTCAGGTAATGCCCAATGAAGCTAATGGGGTATATTATAAAAATTGGAATACTTCAGTAGGTAAATATGGTGCTGAGAATAACCCGGATGATATTTGGAAAGTTAAAAGTATTCAAATAGAAAATGCCCTTGCAAATGATATGAACTTTAAAGCTGCCGTAGCAGCCGAGAAGGAAATGAACCATAAATGGAATAGTGATGTAGCTGAATACAAAGCTACCAATCCTGCAGAAGCTTATAGAGCGGGTAAACAAAAACATCTTGATGATCTTGAATTAAGTGAATTGAAAGCAAATATCAATCAGGCCATATCTAATTTACCCAGTGACCGTAGAGCTGCTGTTCAACAAGCTTTACGTAATTCAAAAACTGGTAAAGAGTTAGAAGCTAATCTTTATAAGATACTAAAGAATGAACGGTACTTATTTGAAGGGGATGACCAAATGATGTACATGACTATAGAGGATGTAGACCCAAGAGACTATGACCCACAACATGCTAATAAGGGTGGGGCTACTGCTTGGGGCTCAGAGGATATGGCTAGTGTAAATCGAGGTATTCAAGCTTTGAAGGATGGGCCTTATACTATTGTGATAGATGATACTCCCGTGATAAAGTATAAGAATCCCTTAAATCAAAGCTTGGGTATTTATAGTATCAGTGTTAAAGTACAACATTGGAAAAAAGCCAACATGGATGTACCTATCTATAAGCTTTATCACAACCTATTTAGTAGATATGGTGGAGCAGATAAGTATGCTTGGGCTGCTAATGCCAATGCCAATGGTGGGTTAAAACATACCGAGAAAAGGTTAGTATGTCAAATGCAGGTAATAGGTAGACCTTCTCTTGCCTCATCTCAAATAATTAATATTGAGAATGTAGGTAAACGTTGGTCAGGGCCTTGGTATATCAAACAATGTACTCACTCTATGGATGCTGGTCAAGGCTATATAACCAATTTGGAATTAGTAAAGAATTTAAGTAAGTCAGGTTCTGTTACTTCTCAATCCGGTCTATCTACTCAGGATATAGTAGCAAATGATGCTAAGTCTAACAGTAAAACAAGTAAGGGTAAAGATAAGAAATCCCTTAGCAATGTAAACGAATTAATACTTGACTTCACTTACAATGAAGTAGTATACTTCGTGGAAACTTTCTTAGATAAAAATGGGGAAGTTAAAGATAGGAAGGGAGCAGAGGAATTCCTTCGTAAGAGGGCTTATTATACCGAAGTACTTGCTAAAGACCCAATCGAAAAAGCAGAAGGGGTAGTAATTACTGAAGGTAATCTTACTACCTCTACTGGTAAGTATATACCAGGAAAGATAACTATCAAGGATGTACAAGTTCCTGATGATTACTGGGTTAAGTTTGATTATATGGCAGTAGCCATGAGGAATTACAGAGAATATTTGAAAAAGAATAAAATAAAATAATTATGGGATACGAAACTGCACAGATTATTACCGAGGAAGGCTTAGAAGGTCTCGGTAGATATTATTCAGTGTATCGAGGTATAGTTGTAGATAATAATGATACCGAAAAGAATATGAATAGGGTAAAGGTATGTATTCCAGAAGTAATGGGTGGTACTTTTACTTGGGCTGCCCCTAAAGGTCAACATGGTTCTATAAGTAGTGGTTTTAAATATTTAGCCCCGAAGGTTGGAGACATAGTATTTATTACTTTTGAATTTGGTGACCCAACAAAGCCTTTATGGGAATACCATGGTTGGGGATTACAACAAATACCTCAACCTCTTAATGGTCCGAATAAGATGGGCTTAGTTACACCCGAGGGTAACTTAATTGTGATTGATGATGATGAAGGAACCTTGAATCTATATTTTAATGGCTCTGTATCTCTATATTCAGAAAGTGATGTAGTGATAGCCTCTAAGAAAAGTATAGGTATAAATTCTGGTGATTCAGTAGTACTTAATACTGGAGAGAATAGGGGAATCATCAACATTGAACAGTTAACCGAGAAACTAAATCAAACTGTTAAAGAGTTAGAACAACTTCGCAATATGTTTAATTCTCATGTACACTCCGGTGTAACTACTGGGCCTGGTTCTTCTGGCCCAACTATAACTCAAGTAACTAAACCTTTCTCACAATTCGTTATAGACGATTATGAGGATAAATCTTGCATACACTAATGGAAAAGAATTACTTTACAGATCTAGTTGGTATAGGTGTAACATATCCTATTCAGCTTACTCAGAATGAAAAGGGTGAAAGGGGTTGGTACCCAGTTAATGGGGATTTTAAACTTATCAGAAATAATATAAGTTCGATATTATATTATATGATAGGTCAGAGGTTTCGACAAGAAAACTTTGGTAGTAAACTATGGCAATGTATTGAGGAACCAAACTCACAAGCCCTGAGTTTTATAATTAAAGAGTTTTTAAAACAAGCCATAGGTGCTTGGGAACAAAGAATAACCTTCCAAAGTATCACAGTTACTAGAGTTGATGCAAAAATACATATAGAAGTAGCTTATGTAGTAAATGGAACAAATTCTAGCCAGTACCTTGATATCACCTATGATAGTTCGGATAATTCATTAAATACACAATAATATGGGAATCACTAATAAATGGCTTAACCCATACCAGAGGTCCTATCAACAGATTAAGGCTAAACTGGTAGAATCCCTTATGGGGTTAAAAGACTCTCAAGGTCAGAAACTCATAACGGATTATTCGGAGGGGAATATCTTAATTATTATCCTCTCGTTGTTTGCGGCAATTGCCGAAGTACTTCATTACTATGTGGATAATATGGCAAGGGAAACTTTCCTATCTACCGCAAGAAGGTATGATTCGGTAGTTAAACATGGAGCATTGGTAGATTACCATGCTCGAGCAGCAATTGCTGCTACGGTAGACGTAATCTTATCTAGAAGTATTACTGGTAATTCTATCGGAGCCAAATTAACTATACCTCAGGGTACTGTATTCACCGATTCTAATGGTAATTCTTGGTTATCTGCTAGAGATGTAATATGGTATTCAAATGTAACTACTTGTAAAGTACCTCTTATACAGCATGAGAAATATACTTCGAGTGCTCTTAATAATATGGTAATACCCAGTGGAGATAGAGTGATACTTAACCTTGGTACATTACCAAACGGTAAATACTATGAACAAGGTTCTATGTCTTTACAGATAGGTGGAGAATCTTGGGTATTGGTAGATACTTTTGCAAAATCCAAACCTACAGATAAACATTTCATTGTATCAGTAGATGAAGCTCTCAACCCTTATATAATGTTTGGAGATGGTACTTTTGGTAAGAAGCCTGCTGCTGGTGCAAAGATAACTAATGTAGTATTCTACTTAACCAACGGTTCTCAAGGAAATGTAAAGAGTAATACCATTACTTCTATACCTTCAGTAATATCCTCATCTATTACTGATGCTACAGTAAGTAATGCTTATGATGCTGCAGGAGGTTCAAACTACGAAAATTTTACAATGCTTAAGGAACATATACCTTTGAGTGTAAAAACCTTGGGAGTAGCAATTACCAAGGAGGATTTCGAAAGTTTGGCCATGTTAGTAGATGGAGTAAACAAAGCAAAGGCCGATTATGAATGTGGTAGAAAACTTACCGTATATATTAGCCCAGATGGTGGAGCAGTAGCATCTTCTGAATTAATAAGTAGAGTGTATACTCTACTATCTCAAAGAGCTCCAATGACTACATGGCTTAAGGTTAAGTCTGCAGGTAAGGTTCAGATAATACTGGAGATGGATGTTACCGGTAAGAAATCTTATAAAACTGCAGAGATACAAACTCAGATACTTACTGCATTATATAATGCCTATTCTCCGGAACAAGCCCAGATAGGTGGTGATGTAAGAATATCTGATATCTATGCTTTGATAGATAACCTTTCTACCGTAGATTATCTACATCTTACTAAGTTCTACATTAAACCTTGGCCTATCACAATTTATGGTAACAAAGAGTTAAGCTTGGGTCAGTTTAAATTAAACAAAGCTACTGGGTCAATGACCTATTACATAACCTTTAATTCTTCAACTACATTTACTGTACGTTCGGTATCTAACGGTTATGTAACTACCGGGGCAGTAGGTAATTCTATCCAGATAATTGATAAAGCTAATGGTTTTGATTTCTCTTTGGACATTCAGAACAACAGTTATCAATCTGGGTATAGGTACTCTATTACTGTATCAGAACCTAATCATGATTATGAAGACCCAGGGTTTAACTTACCCGTATTCGAAAATGCTTCACAACTAACACTAACCGTAAAAGAGATAGTATAATGATAAACCTAAAAAATCTAATAGATTTTTTACCATTCGAATATAAGGACCAAGATACTTATAAGGTAAATGGTAAAGGCATCTTAGAAAGGTTTCTAGAAATTTGCGGAGAGCATTTTGAAGATTATATTACTAAGGACATTGAGAATATTCTGGATATTATCGATATAGATAAAACCCCAGATATGTACCTTAACTTCCTTTGGCAATTTCTCGGAGAAATGCCCTTTGCTTATGGGAATACCATAGATGCCCAAAAATGGTCAGAGTACTTTAATGGGTTCTATTCTGATAGTAAACTTCAAGAGCTATCAAAGCTTTGGATAATTCCAAAGGAAGGCCCATTTACTTTAACAAGTACTCAAGTAAGAAACATACTGAAATACTCAGTATCACTTTTCAAAATCCGAGGGACTTCAGAGTTCTTCGAAATTATGATGAGGTTATATGGGTTAACCTGTACAGTAACTGACCCAGCTAAGGCAGACTCTTATGATGGTTGGGTAAAAAGCAATCCAAGATTCGACCAGTACTATCAGTATGATGATAAGTATACTTTTGATAATACCTTTGATTGTTCTCAATGTATATCAGTAACTTTTAGACTTACCGGTCATGGGTATACTTCTAATTCCGAGAGCTTTAAAAGATTTAGAGAAGCAGTAGAGAGTTTCTTTAAAAGGTTCATACCCTATCATGTATCATTTATCATACAGTATGGGTTTACCATAAATGATGGGTATACAATTAAGGCCGAGTTAGTAAATCCAGAACAACCAAACCTTATTACTTCAGAAATATACGAAGTACCAGTAAGAGTAACCGTAACTGCTGATTGGATAAATGCTGACTTGAGATATCAGATATCAAGTGATGGCGTTAATTGGGGATACACCAAACATGCAAGTGGTTCTGTATTTTATATACCAAGAGCTGGTACTTATTATTTCAGAAGCGTAGGTGATAATTCTAAGGTAACCCAAATCACTGTAAATCAAGAATCCTATAATAGGGTATATTCCATTACCTGTGAACCAATCTCCGAAAAGATAACTCCCAGTAAGTTAAAGGTTAGTACTGTAGTAAGGGCTAACGTATCTTATAAGGGTACAGTTAAGATTTGCAATGTAAGGTTATCTGGTACTGACCAAGTAAAAGGCTCAGGCTCAACTTGGGAATTTACAGAGCCGGGTACTTATGTTTTTGAGATAGTAGAGTTTCCTGTAAAGCAAACTTCCTTTGTAGTAACTCGAGAAGAGATTACCTATAAAGTAAGATGTACACCTTCCGAATTTAGAGTAGGTGATAAACAGAGTATCAGAGATGCCGTTACTACTCTAACCATAGAATCGAATTACCCAGAATCATTTACTAGTGATTTATACTGTAGGCTAATAGGTGATACTAAATTGTTTAAGAACGGTGATAAGTTTACTGCCAGTAGTTATGGTACTTACAAATTCAAATGTACACTGGATAAAAGGGAAACCGATGAAGGCGTAGGTATCTTCGAAGTAACTTCTGGTAAAACTGCAATCTATCGAATAAGCATCAATCCTTCAACTTCTACTCTATTCGAGGGCTCAGCTAAAACTACGGTAAACATCCAACGTATCTCAGGTAATGGGGATGATTATAGAGTAAGAGTAGTAGAGACTGGGGAAACCTTTGATGCGGCAAGTGGATACGTATATACCACTAATCGAGCAGGGACCTATACTTTCCAATCAGTAGCTTACCCTACTGCTAAGACTATTTGGGTTGTTAATAACTCACCTACTGTATATCAGAATAAACTTAAAATAGTTCCTTCGGATGCTACCGATTCAAAATGGAAAGAACCAAATTGGTCACTACCAGAAGATCAGATTGATAACACTTATGCCATATACCAATTATTGGATGAGGCTTCTGCTTGTAAGTTCCATCTCGAAGAAATGAAGGATGGAGTTAATGTAAGTGGTACTGCAACTTGTGATGAAACTGGTGAAACATATAACCTTGAATCAGAGATTACTTTAACTAAAGCAGGTACCTATACTTTTACTGCCGATGATGGTTCTTCTCTAAGGTGTCAAGTAATACTTGAAGATTATCCAACTGTTATCGAAATCTCTTGTACTCCAGAGTATGCCGAGTTAAAAGGTACCGTTAAGCAGGTTTCTACTTTAATCAAGTGTACATCTAATAAACCTGATTTTGATAGTAGGGTTAGGGAAGTTGGTAAAGTAAATACATATGATGCTGGAGGTGCTGGGTACGAATTTATAACAGCTACTGCTGGAGAATATCTTTTCGAATCTGTAGCAGATACTTCAAAGAGAACTAAATTTACGGTAGTAGATGCAGACCTTTTAAGTGTCAGTCCTCAGGTATTGGAATGGGAACATGATGACCTATCCGAGAAAACCTTTACCATTACAACATATAGTAATCAATCTTGGCAAATAGTAGAACAATGATAAATACCATTGATAGAATCACAGAGACCACAACTCAGTCTTTGTTTAAGACATTTACCGTGGGAATATTGGGAGAGTGTACACAAATCTTATACGATTTGAGGTGGATGATAATACTTGCAATAATTTTAATCTTATCAGATTTATGGTTTGGGTTATCTGCAAGTAGGCTTCAAAATATAGAGATTCGAAAATCTCGAGCTGGAAGAAGAACTCTAAATAAGATAGTAGATTATATCTGTTATGTTTTACTTGGAGCTGTACTTGGTAAAGCCATAGGAGAACCCTATGGGATGAATCCTATAGTTGTATCTATTACCGTTATGGTATTATGTTATTGTTTCGAAGTAGATAGTATATATGGGCATATCTGCGAAATACATGGTATTAAGAAACGGTATAGTATATGGAGAATTCTCTTTAAGTTATTAACCTTTAGGTTCAAGGATTTAGGTGAAGCATTTAAAGAGATGGCAAAACAGAAAAATAACTTTAAAAATACTAAGGATAATGAAGACGTACTTTAAGTATGAAGGTATTATTAAATCGAAGGAAGCAGCAGAAGCAATTGCTGCTCCTTCTGGTTTAGGACCATTCTGTGGATTTGGCTCAGCTACCATAAATGGTAATAAGTTAACAGTATCTCCTCAGGGAGTTTCTGGAAGTAAATATGCTAATGTAATTAAGGATAGAATCCTTGCAAGGTACATGGCAAAAGATTCTGAGGATGGGGAATTACCCGATGTGAACTTTGGATGTATTTCAAGAGATGGTTATGTATTTATCTCTGATGAACAGACTCTTACAATTGAAAACATCCAGGGTACTCAAGGCTCAACAGAAGAGGTATTACTATTTGCAGTACATACTCCTATACCAGAGCCAGTAGATAACCCAGTTGATTTTGTAGCATATTGGAATGAATCATCCGAAAGCTTTTATACCTTATTCAAAAAGTCTCAGGATATTTACTACCCAATTGCTGAGGGTAATCGTACTCCGGATATACTTAATAATGATGTATATTCCGATTATAATATGACGTTTAGCAATCTTCTAGAGATGGCAGAGAGTGCTTGCCCTTATTACTCTAATAATAAAAATTCGGTTGTTCTTATTGGGGTATATGGTAAGGGTACCGATGCCATGACCAAACGAAATGAGAACTTTGCTATCGTACCTTATCAAGGTAAGTTTCAAGAAATTCCTTACACTACTGCTGCTCATAGTATGGTAAAGGAATCGGTAAAAAGGGTAGAAGATATTAATAAGGGTTTCCCCGTAGTTGATGAATCTGGGAACAAGTTTAATATTAAGCAGTATATCGATAATCAGATTGAGGCAATTCGAAAAGAATTTGCTGACCAGCTGAGTACTGCTAACCTTCCCATTGGTTCTATAATCCTATGGGAAACCGATGTAATACCTGACGGTTGGGCAGAATATACTAAAGCAGCCGGTAGAATAGTTATAGGTTATCAAGCTGGAGGTATTCAAATTGGTAGTGATGTAATGTTACAAAATGTTGGTGATTACTATACACCTACTCAAGGTAATTTCATTATATCACTTAAAGGTGATGACCTACCCAAACACCGTCATGCTCTTGGTGTATCTAAAGGTAAACAAGATAATGCCAATAACTGGGAGAATGTTAGACCTCAGTCTTTCTTTAACAGAGAGGTGGGTCTAAATGGGGACTTCGGTAGAGGAACTCCTACCAAGGGTATTCAAGATGGTGCTATTGTAGTAAGTTGGAACTTAATAGGAGAATCTTTCTTACAAGAGACTTCGGTAGATACTTTGAATATCGAAAAATTACCACCGACTATTACTTTAAGATATATCCAAAAGATATCATAATAGTAAAAACACTCATGTATTAGTTGTATTGTTAGTATGTAAAAAACAAATTTCGTTTTGCATAATTACTTTAAGGGAAGGGACGTGTTTTGCATAATTACTTTAAGGGAAGGGACGTTGGGAAACGCCCCTTTTCTTTTGTGTTTAATACTTGAGTTCTTCCTTAGCTCTATCTTCCCAATATTGTATATCTTGTCTGAGTTCTGAGATATATCTCATGGAATCATTAGTCTTTGGCATTTCGAAAAACTCTATTAGCATTATATTAGTAATTCGAGTGCTATTCCCAAGTTTCTCTTTAATGAAGGGTGGAGGAGTGATTAAAACTTCGAAAAGCAAATAAGCATCAGAAGAAAGATTAGCCTTCATATACTTATACATCATATCAATCATTTCCGATTTAGCTTTTTCTTCTTCACTATCATCCTCTAATTCCTTATCATTATCAAATAAATCATCAAGCTTAAAAAGACTTTGATTATACTCGGCTTGTTCTCCATAAGCAGAACGAAGTAATTTATTCTTGAATGTACTAAGAGATGCAAGGATTCTTGCTTTAAGATGTTCTTCAGTACACTCACCATAATATTTGTTGAAAACAAATAACATCTTATCCCAGAAATAGGATTGAATAATATCCGGTGTAAGATTAAACCGTTTATAATCAATCTGGCGGGTAAGATTCTTGATTACCGGCTTACAGACTTTATAAAGTCTGTTAAATGTAGCTTCATCGTAATCCCTCATAGGTTTTAATCTGTGAAGCTCAGAGCCATTATTTCCTTTACTTTTTCCCATTGTTATAAATATTCGTTATGCAAATATAAGTTTTTTTTCTTATATAAAATAATAATATTAAAAATACTTGAGCTTAAGGTAGTGGATTATGGAGTTTCTAGATAGTTATCAACACCTTCAGAACTATGTCGGTACTATCAAAATCTATTAGTTTATAAATATTGCAATATAGATATGAAGAAGTTTAAAGAGAAAATTAAATTTAGTTTCACACCGGATTTCCAATTGGAGATACTCCGGTTTATCCTAAGGGATAAAGAGGGAGGCTTAGTTTTAAAAAGGCTTAAATCTAATTACCTGGTTTTAATTGAGCATTCCCTAATATTTGAGGGTATCACTAAATACTTTAAAAAGCAAGGTAAAATGCCTTCTGAGAATATTCTAAAGGAGGTATTAAAAGAATTACTAGAATCCAAGGCATACGTGGATTTGGTAACTAAGGAGGATATCCCAAGTATTAATAAAATAATCAGTAATCTTTATCACATACCCTTATCTGATGCTGATTATATAAAAGAGAAAATATACCAGTTCTCTACTTATGTTGAGATGAAGAACTTAAATGATTCTTTCGATTTGGATAACTTTGAACAATACGAAGAATATTCAAGGAAGGTCGAAAAGGTACTTCAGAAAAGTAAACCTAAGAAAGAGGATGAACCTTTGTACATGATTCGAGATATTGTTGAAAGACAATTTAAGAGGCAGTCAGAACCATCAGTATTACCTTGCCCATTTAGGCAATTGAATGATTTAACAAATGCAGGAGGTTATCCTGAACATTCTATTAATGTGATACTGGATAAACCCAAAGCAAAGAAAACATTCTTCATGGTAAACCTTGCAAGAGGTTACTTGAGAATGAAGAAATCGGTATTATACATAGATACAGAGAATGGTCAAGAACAAATCATGGACCGTTTCATTCAATCCAGTATCAATAAAACCAAAAAGGAATTATATTCTGGTGAGTATGATAAACTTGAGGCAAAGCATTTAAGGAAACTTGCCCGGTTTGGAGTTGAATTAGTGGTTGAAAGAGTACCTGCAATGATTACCAATGCTACATATATAAGAGAAAAGATAATTCAACTGCGTAATCAAGGAATTGATATTAAGGTATTAATGGTCGATTATGCAGGTAAGCTTGCATCAATAGCTGGAGACCGAGAAGATTTTGAAAGGATATCCAATGTATACATTGACTTACAGAACCTGGCAGAAGAGTTACACTTAGATATTGTATGGACTGCTCATCATATTACTCGTGATGGTAAAAAGCATAGGACTACTAGATACGATGAAAATGATATCTCTGGTTCAATTGCAATCGTTCGTAATGCCCAGGTTATTGTAGGTCTTAACTCTACTGAACAAGAAGAGAAAGATAATATCCTTCGAGTTGAAATGGTAGTACAGAGGGATGGTCTTTCTTCTGGTAGAGCTTTATTCAAATGTGATGTTGAAAGGCAAAGATGTACCGAATTTACAAAGGAACAACGTAAACAATATGATGAAATATATGGGAAAAAGTTGGATGAATCGTTTAAGAAGAATGGCAGCAATCCTGATGCAGATTCTAAGAAAAGGGAAAGAACTACTGGAGATATCTAAATGTAAGTTAGGTATACATAAGTGGGTACATGAGTTTTGGTATGAATATAGGGTGAAACCTAGAAAAGCTATCTTTTCAAAGAAAGGTGGTAGAAAGAGGGCTCAGTATTATACCAAAAATTGTTCGAGGATTTATTGTGAAAGATGTGGTAAGAAACGAAAGAATAGATATGAAAACAAAAAGGATAGTTATCACAAAAGATAAATATGAGGATGGGTTATCTTTAGAGATATCTCATAACGGTTATCAAACAACCTCTATCGGTAATTTAGATTTAGAGGATTTAAAGAAGTTAAGGAAAGTAGTTAGGGAAGCAATACGAGAATATGAAAATAACAAACCAGTTTAAATCTAGACTACGAACTTATTTCGTTAAAAGATTAGGTGGATATGATTATAGGCATGGCTGGATGAGAATACCTACTTGCCCATATTGCGGGAGAGAACATAAGTTAGGTGTTAACCTATCTATGTATCGAACCAATTGTTTTCGATGTAATGCTCATCCATCCCCTACCCAATTAATAATGGATATAGAGGGATTCACTGAATATCATGAATTAATAAACTTTTTGAACAATGGACAATTTGATGAACTTCAATTTAAGGAGGAGAAACTTGAACTTGCCGAAAGTAAGCCTCTGTATCTCCCTGAGGGATTTAGAAATATTTCGCTTGGAGACAGCCAACTTGCAAAAAGTATTAGAGGCTATGTCAAGAAACGCGGTTTCAGTATCGAACAGTTTTCGAGATGTGGTATCGGCTATGGCACAATGGGGGAAACTTACGGGTACCTTATTATCCCCTTCTATTATCAGGGGCAACTTAAATACTACAATGCTAGAAACGTTATCGGAAAAGGTCCCAGGTATAATAACCCAGACAAAGATATCACAGGCCTTGGAAAACAGTTTATCATCTTTAATCATGACGCATTGGAAATGTATAGGTCGGTATTCGTTTGCGAAGGAGCACTTAATGCTCTTACCATGGGAGATAGAGGCATTGCCACAATGGGCAAAGCTATTAGTCAGTACCAAGTCAATGAGCTACTTAAATCCCAATGCGAAAGATATATTATATTGTTAGATTTTGATGCGAGGGATTATGCTATTAATTTAGCTCTTAAGTTAGTAGCTTATAAAAAAGTTAAGGTGGTATTATTTAAAGACAACAGAGATGTAAATGACTTAGGTAAGAAATCAGTACTAAAAATGGTTTACAAAACTAGATATCAGAGTTATCAAGATTTAATTAAGTTACGGAATGAAAAGTAATCTATCAAGATGGGGTTTATCCCGATATTACATTACCAAAGAAGGTATACTGTATTTTAAAACTTTAAACAAGGGTTGGGTAAAGAAACCCTTCAGACTTTTAGAGAGTAAGGAGAGGAAGAAGTATACTCAATCACTTTTGAACGACGAAGGCAAATATGTTTATGGGTATTTACATAGGTTAGTAGCTATGGCTTATATGCCTAATCCTAATAATTACCCTATAGTTAGACATCTAAATGATAACCCCTTAGATAATAGGTTAGCAAATTTAGCTTGGGGTACACAAAAAGACAATGTTAAGGATTCTATAAAGAATAATTCCTTCCATTTCTTAGAACACCCAAGTGGACCTAATCATCCAAATTACAATAAGCCGCCTCATAATAAATTATCGCTAAGAAAAGAACGTAGAGTATTACGTTTATATTACAAAGGTCTTAATATAAAGGGTATACAATTAAGGCTAAGGTTAAAGTCTTCTACCTCAATTAGAAGAATACTTAAAAACCATAGCTTATTGAAATAGGGAGTTCCTATTATATTATAAAATAATATATTTATGCGTGAACCATCTATCCATATAACTAAGTCTCAATTTGAGGAAATATTAAATACCTTAGAGGTAGATAACTTCCCAGTTGAGGCTTTTTTTGTTATTGCACGAAAAGAGGCAATAAATCATAGAGCAGTCTTAGTTTCTAATAATAAGAATACTAAGCGAGTTAATAACATATTACTAGCATCTAAGGGGGATGCTGCCCTTGTTGCTGATATTTTGTATGCAACCCGTATAAAATTAAAACATAGGGGAGTTCGGAAAATAAACGAGAGTAATTCTCGAGAATGGGCAAATTGTAAAAAGCTTGCTGAAATATGTAATACTTTTTGTGAGGATTTTAAATTTGATACTCGTGAAGGCTTTATCAAATATATAGAGACTGGATTAAAAAGGATGACTGATTATCGTAATGTTATGCAAAGGTTGATATCCATGCAGGATAACATTACTAATCAAACTGAGGCTGAGATTAAATTACAATCAGCAGATTTGGAACTCACTGCTAAGGTACATGATTATTTTGTAAGTAAGATTGCTAAGGCAACTGGTATATATGAATCTTATGAAAATCAACCAGAGAAGTATGTACATTTTGCTTATGTAGCAGCATTCTTAGAGGAAGAAGGTTGGGATTATGAGGATTTCATAGATGCTCAGTTTGAATCTCTGGCATGGTGTAATGGGTTACCAGATATTGCTCAATTATATACTGATAAAGCAGTAGAAAGATACAATAAGTATTTATATAAGAATAAGAATAAACAACTACTTGAAGATGAACCTACAGTAGAGGGGAGTCTTTGGGATAAAATCCAAAAATAATATGAAAGGTTTACAATTTTTAGGGAACAGAGTAGAGGATGCAGCTAATGCTTTTATTGATGTCCTCAAGTATTCAGACCAATCAGTAGAGTATCCCGATTTTAAGGATATCGAACCTTGGCCTGATGAGATAGTTAATATGTTCTATGTAATTTGGAAGAATGCTAAATTCTCAGAACTAAGTGCAATCATTATGTATACTCAGCAGTCATCCCAATTTAAAGAGATTTCGGAATTGATGCTGGGTATTGGGTTAGTAGAAATGAGGCATCTTGATAAGATATCCGATTTCATACAGTTAGCAGACCCCTATGAAAATTACTCTGTAATCAACATTAACCCTACAATTGAAATAGGTCCTACTTGGGAACAGGCTTTGAAGATTGCCTGGGATTCTGAGATAGAAACCATAGGTCACTATAAGAAGATTCAAAAGGCAATTGGTCAATACAAAGAACGACCCGATTATGATGATGTGAATTATTTCCTTGAGAAACTTATGGCAGATGAGGAACATCATATCAAACTTCTCAAGGAAGCTTTGGGAGTAGATAAGGGTACTAAAGGTGTAACTGTAATCATCAAGTGAGTAAGATAATTATTCAGAATGGTAATATGTGCGAACTGGACTTACCTCTTAAGTTCGCACAGAAACTCTATGCAGAGTTTGCCATTCGTCATCCAAATGCTTTCTACTTACGTACAAGGCAAAGAGGTATGCAGAACTGGGACGGCAAGATTCATTACATTAACAAGCATGGTGAATTTAAAATAGGTTTACTTCCAGCAGTATATGAAAAGTGTACTGAGTACGGAATTAAACCTAAAGTTGTAGATATGCGACAACCTTTACCTAAAGTCAGTAAAGTTGTTACGAAGATAGGAGAATATAAATTAAGACCAGAACAAGAGAAGGCTGTTAAAGCAGTAATCAATAATAAGGTAGGTAAAGTACCTTTCCAAATTGGTGTTTTAGATTACACTGTTAATGCAGGTAAAACTCTTATCATGTCATCTCTTTATTTATCCTATAAGAAGCAGTTAAAGACTTTGCTAATAACTAATGACTCGGACTGGTTGAATCAAGCTAGAGATGAATTTAAGAAATACCTACCAGGAGAACAGATTACATTTGTTCAAGGTAAAGTATTAAATTGGAGTAACTTTACAATTGGCATGGTTCAATCTATTTCTCGTAACATGAGATTCTATCAGAATGAATTAGCAAAGGTAGATATGGTTTTGGTAGATGAGGCTGACCAAGCAGGTAGTAAGCAATATCAAAATGTACTTACTCGTTTATTTAATACCAGAGTTCGTATAGGATTATCTGGTACCATTTATATGAGTAAGCTTGCAAAAGACAAAGTAAAGAATATGAATCTTGAAGTATTCTTTGGTAAAGTACTTGCAGAGTTTAAACTTAAGGACTCTATTAAGAAAGGTTATTCAACTCGTACAATCGTAAAGATGGTACCAAGTAAACCTTGGTATGGTAATTGGGAATCAGAAGAAGTATCTTATAAAGAAGTATATGATGATTCTATTACCTTCAATAAATATGCCAGAAAGATGGTTTATGACAGACTTAAATGGAATATTAAACAAGGTAGATATCCTGCACTCGTAGTATGTAAATTTATTGCACACTGTGAGAAATTATGCAAATACTTTAAAAAGAAGCTAGGAAGTAAATATAATATTGCCTGTGTGCATGTAGATACTCCTTCAAAGATAAGACAACAAATAATGAAAGATTTTAGGGAAGGCAAGATTGATATCCTGGTATCAACTACAATCATTGCTCGAGGTAAAAACTTCCCTAAGCTTAGGTATTTACTTAATGCAGCATCAATGGATAGCCAGGAAAAATCTATTCAGTTCCTTGGTCGTTTGGTTAGAACAGATTCCTCAAAGAAAAAGGTTTATCTTGATGACTTACATTATCCAGGTCCTTATCTTAATAGGCATGGTAAACATAGGAAGCAGTATTATCAAAAACAAGAATTAAAAGTTATTCTGTTAGAGAAGATATGGAAGAAACATCCTATTCATTCTTTATGAGAATACCTTACTTAATCTGTTCTATTAAGTACTATGGATAATTACTTTTTCCGGTAGGAGGAAGTAATTAATCTAATAGAGGGACATAGGGCATTAATCATTAAATTAAAAGATATGGAATACTTACTAACACTAACAGTACTGGGAGTGATAATCGGAATACTTTATCTATATTCATCTCAGTATGATTATGATGTATACAAATACAAATGTCATCATTGCAAGAAGAAATTCAAAGAGAGCGATATAAAGGATTTAAGAGGTCCTTGGCATACTAAGGATTGGACTTGTCCTCATTGTAAATATCAAAATGTAACACTCAAGAGTTATGATTACTAAGTTATATAAGAAATTCATTGATAAGATAATCGGAGAGGAACAAACTCCTCTCCATGTTTTTAACTGTACTACCTTGGTATGGGTATCAGATATACAATCAATCCAGGTAATGGCTAATGAATACAAGGTATATTTTGATTTATCTTTCTGTTCAGGACTGCAGGTTAGAGTACTAACTTATACTGACTCTCGTTACTCACAACACTTGGGTGATATCAGAAAACTATTTATTAATGCAATTGGACATTCCTACTTACCACTATATGAGTCGGAATTGAAGATTGGAGATTCAGCTATAAGACTAACAGAAAAAAAATAGATGATTAATTATGGCAAAGAAAAAACAAATGCTTCCCGACTTAACCAAGCAGGATATCCTAACACCCTTGGATATCTCTCAATTGGGAACTAATGGAGACCCTTGCTTTGGTATTGGGTATGATTTATCAACTAAGGAATGTAAATTATGCGGAGATTCAGAACTATGTGCATTCAAGATGTCCCAGAACTTGAATATTACAAGGAAAGAGTTAGAACAGAAGAATCAATACAAAGATTTGGATGTATTAGAAGACACGGTTGGTATCAAGAAATTCATCCGAAGCTTGATTCGGAAAGGGAAAGACAGAAAAGAAATTATCTCAAAGACAGTTGAGAAATTCGAAGTACCTAAGAAACGTATTAGAGAACTTTATAAAGAATGCAATGGGAAAAGTAGGTAAATTAAGAATGATATGGGCTATGTTTAAGTTATATCTTAACAACCCAAATTATTATGTACGGCAAGATGATGTTCTTGCTGATTTGTTTATGCAGGGTGAATATGACGTAGAAAGATTCTGTCATTCACTCGGAGTAACTCCTCAAAGAGGATTAACCTTTGGACAACTTTTAAAAGAATGTAATATATTATGAACAGATTCAGATTTATCAAAGTAAGGGAGGTAGTATCTCCCAACAGAGCAAACCCAAACGATGCTGGGTTAGATTTTTATGTACCCACGGATTTAACAGTTGATGATATTAATAATAAAAACATCTATGATAAAGGGTGCGATTTTAAACTTTCTTTTGAGAGAGGTATGAGAGAGTCTATAGATAAGTTTTATTTAAAATCTGGACATCGTATACTTATCCCATCTGGTATCAAGGGATTACTTGAACCACCTGCATCAATGTTAATGGTAGCCAATAAATCTGGTATAGCTACTAAGCAAGGTTTGATTTTTACTGCCGAGATAGTAGATTCTCCTTATGTTGGTGAGATACATATAGGAGTATATAACACTTCTCAAGAAGTACAAGTTATCGAAGCGGGTAAGAAGCTGGTACAATTTATTCATGTACCCATATTTATTACTGAACCCGAAGAAATTCAATTAGAAGAATTTTATACAGAATCTCAAATATGGGGAAGTAGAGGAGCTAACGGATTTGGTTCATCTCAAAATAAGTAATTATGGATATACGTAATATAAAAGAACCAGTACCTCAATTATCAGATTCGGATATTTTATCCAGTATGTATGAGTTGGGGTTAGAACAATTTAATGGGTATAAAGAGATAGAGAAGTTACCAGTATACCCATTAGATATAAATAACCCAAAGTCTCAGATAATACTCAAAGATTTTATCAGTAGAGTAATTGAGGAATTAACTGAAGGGTTTGAATCTACTGATGCAGTGGTAGATATATACCAAAAACATGGGTGGAATAATGATTGCTTAACCGAGGAAGAATATACCGAAGTACTTAATCACCTAGCAAATGCAAATGAAGAACAAGCAGATGCTTTAGGATTCTTCTTTACTTTGCTTATATATTCTAATATACTACCTGAGGATATACTTGCATACAATAATGCAAAAAACCTATTTGAGGTAATGGCTATCGGAGTAAAGGAATTAATAATTAAGTACCCGGATTACCATATAAAGAAATATCCCATATTAAATCCCGAAGATTATGTGGGTGATGTGGACCAACCTGAATGGGACAAGCTAGTTTCATATACACCTGGCTTTCATAATATGAGTGATTTATCACATGAAGCCGAGAAGTTATACCTATGGGAAGTTATATATGAACTGAATAAGGCAAGGAATTTCCTTAAATGCCGTCCTTGGAAACAAACTTCGGTAATGACTAAAGAGATAGAATTTCAAGAGTCATTGGTAAAATCATTCTACCTGTATATGGGATTCCTAGCATTAAATGGGTTCACTACTCAAGGTTTATTTGGATTATTCTTTAAAAAACAACGTCTCAATTTATGGAGACAACAAACTAATTACTAATATGAAGAAAGACAATATACCAGATTACCCAAACTTTTATGTTTCTAAAAGAGGTAGAGTTTGGAAAAGGGTAAGAGATGGTACTTGGAAAGAATTATCATATATTAAAAATCCTACTAGAGGTTATTTATATGTTAGTTTACCTAAGGGAAAGCAATTTAGGTTGAATAGATTAGTTGCTATGATTCATATACCTAATCCAAATAATCTACCTATTGTAATGCACCTTGATAATAACATTTACAATAATCATTATAAGAATCTTAAATGGGGTACTTATAAGGAAAATACTCAACAAATGATGAGAGAAGGTAGGAATAGAGGTCAGTTTAAGTCTACCCTCACTAAACAACAAATTAGTTTAATATTAGAGAAATATAGTACAGGTAAATATTCTCAGATTCAATTAGCTAAGTTAGTGGGACTCAAGAGTCAAGGTAGAATAAGTAGAATAATAAATAAGTATCAACGTGTCAGGATGGAATAAGAGATTAGAGGGACTTCAACTCAATACGGAGGAGTCCCTCCATTCGTTAGAATTTGCTACTTCACAAGAAGCTTGGGAAAAACTCAATGAGGGGTTTCTAAGATTAGACCCAATCCTATTTGGGAAAGGGGCTATGGCTAATAGTGGGATAGCAGTAGTGTATAACGTATTTATAAAAATACGTAAGGCATGGGTAGACCCAGAATTTGATTATGGGAGATGTTTCAATTACAAAGAAACTAAGTGGACTAGCTTATTGAATAACTACATAGATTTTAATAAGCTTGACTTGTTGCGTAGTAAACTGAGAGTACTGAGAAATAAGTACAATCAGAATTACAATATAACTTACATGTTTAATAATCACCACGATAATGGTAAACAATGTCTAATAGCAGCGACTTTTTCAAAACGATTCGGGGAGGACATCCCAGTTATTACAATGGTAGTTCGGGCTTCGGAGATTACCAAGAGGTTAATATTCGATTTCCTATTAATTCAACGAATGTCAGAGTACGTATATGGTCCGGATCAGTCAGTACAAATCAACCTATTCGCGACTCAAATGTACGGAAATGTGGAGACTCTTCTAATGTATCATACCCATAAACCTTTGAAGAAGGTACTAAAGGGTGCAGAAGAGAATTCATGGAATAAAAGGGTAAAAGAAATATGGAAGAAATTCCAAAAGGGCACAGAGAAAGACTTCTCTTCATTCAAGGTATTCTTTAGAAGTTTTAAAGTACTCAGACCAGATTTATATGAGGAAACATATAAATCAATGAAAGCAAAAGAATTACTTCTTGAATATGAAGATATTGAATATCCCGAGAATGTAATCTCTTACTCTCAACGTAAAGCATATAAGAAGAAACTTTTAAAACAGAAGAAATGAGGATATATTCTAACAGCTTTGAGTTAATGTCAGAACTTGGCAGAGAACTCAACAGTTACGGTCAAACTATAAAACCAAAGACCTATCAGAATAAAGTAATCGAAGGTAATGAGGATTTTATAACAAAGGAACTCATTTGCCAACAATATTGCTTAACTTCACTCGGAGACCCAGTATGGTTATTTGTATTCTCACATTCAAAAGAATGGGCAGATGCAGAGTTTGAGGAAAGAATTGGTTGGTACGAATTAAATCCTGGTAAAGCTTGGGAACTGAGGAAAGATTTATGGGAACAGTTCTTAGTTAAGGGTAAATTTGATTATACCTATCCAGAACGTATTTGGAATCAATTATATCTGTATGGTAGTACATCATTCAATTGTGATTCTGCCATGCAATCTGTTATCGAACTCCTTAAAAGGGATAATGATACTCGTAAGGCAGTACTCCCTATATTTCATGGTACAGACTTAAGATTCCTTGATGGAAGTAAACGTATTCCCTGCTCTATGTATTATGATTTCCTTATTCGTCAGAATGGTAAAGGAGAGAAGGTATTACATATTTGTTATCACCAAAGGAGTTCAGATTTTGTTACTCATTTTGGTAATGATGTATACCTTGCATGGAGACTTATGGAATACGTAGCTCAAGAAGTTGGGGTTAAACCAGGCTATCTATACCATACCATAGATTCTCTTCATGCTTATAAGAAGGATTGGTTAGCATTATCATCTAACCTTGAAGACTTACAAGAGAAATACTAATAATGAGGGATGTATCTACTACTGGTAGGTATGTCCCTTTTTCTATTTTAAAATATGGAGACACGGTATACAATAATAAAAAACAAGAAAGAGCTTAAAAAACTTATTGCTTGTTGTAAAGCTACTGGTTATGCTTGTTGTGACTACGAAACAAATGCAGAACCAATATACAACAAAAGTTTTAAGCCAACTATACTCTCAGTATCCTGGATGCCAGGATTTGGTGCTTCCATCCCTCTAGACCATTTTGAAACAAAAGATTATACTTCACCCGGTTGGAATTGGAAGAAGATGCTAAGGAAATTTGGGGAAGAGGTTATTGAAAATTCAGAGATAACCAAAGTTGCATGGAACTGGAAATTTGATGACCAAATTAATCAGAAGTACTTTATATTTTATAGAGGTACATGCTTAGATGGGATGCTTGCAAAATATGTTCTCAATGAAGAAAAACCACATGGGTTAAAAGACATGGTTAGAAGGTATCTACCAGAATATGGTGATTATGAAAAGCAAGATGCTTTTGATAAGATACCGTGGGATAAAAAAGAATTAGACCCATTATGTAAGTACGGTTGTCAAGATACAGACTTTACGTTACGATTAATGATATTCTTTGAGAAGAAGTTAATGGATTTAGGTATGTATTCGGTATTCCGTAACTTATTTATGTGTAATTCACGGGTATTAACATCTGTAGAGAAAGAAGGTCTATATCTAGATACCGAGTTCAATAAAAAGCTTTTGGAAGAATATAAACCAAAAATAGATGCTGCTAGACAAGCAATATATGATTTGCCAAGAGTAAAGAAATTCGAAAAGAAATACAATCAAGAAAAGATCGATAAGTATATTGAATCTATTGAAGCTGAACTCGAAGAGTTAGATTATAATGACCCAAAAGATAAACGTAAGATTGTATCAAGGGAACAGAAAATCTCTAATATCAAGGCAGGTATATTCACAACTAAAAAAGAACAGGAACTTATAAGACCTATTAATCTTGGTAGTCCAGTTGATTTACCTAAATTAATGTATTCAGAAGATGGGTTTCATTTTGATGTAATCAAGGATAATGAATCTGGTAAGCCAAGTACTGATGAAGAAACTCTTACTAATCTAAGGTTAACAGTTAAAAAACCTGATTCACCAAAAGCAATATTTCTTGATAAGCTTCTTGAATTGAGAGGATTAGAGAAAATGTATAAGACCTATATCTATGGATGGTGGGAAAAGGTACAAGATGATTCCAGATTACATGGTAGGTATAATATACATGGTACTGACTCTAATAGGTTTAGTTCTGCCGACCCAAATATGCAGCAGATACCTAAGACATCCGTAGACCCAAATATCAAGAAGCAATTGGTTGCTCCCCCAGGTTATTTATATATGGCATTCGACTACTCTCAGGCTGAGTTAAGAATGATGGCTCACTTATCAGGTGATGAAACTTATTTGGAAGCATTTGCTAAGGGAGTAGACCCTCACCTTGGTATAGCAGCAGCAAAATATGGGGTTCCAATTGAAGAAGCCAGTAAAATATATGAAGATGAAAGTCATCCCGACCATAAGCTTTGGAAGGTAAGGAGAAAGCAAGCTAAGCAAATTGCATTTGGACTTATCTATGGAATTGGGGATGCTTTGCTAGCAATAAAATTGTCAGACCCAAAAGCTGGTATTATAGTTACTAAAGAGGAAGCTCGTAAGGAAATGGATGAGTTCTTTAAGAAACATCCTAAGATACTTAAATTTAAAGAGAAGCAAGAGAAATTCCTTCGTAAGCATGGATATTATACCCAATTATTTGGTACTAAACGAAGACTCCCACAGATATATTCAAATGATAAGCAAGAAGTTGCTTATGCAATTCGTTTAGGTCTTAACTTCCCATGTCAAGGTGCTGCAGCAAATATGACCAACTTTGGAGCTATCCTGGTTTATTGGTTAATGAGACAAGGTAAATTACCAATGATGAAAGAAGCTTGTACAGTTCATGATGCTGTATATATGTATTCTAAACCAAAAGATATAAATACCTGGACAGTATATACCATTTGGAATATCCTACGTAACCCAAGTACTAAGAAATACTTTGGTTTCCAAGTTGATGATGTAACTCTATCAATGGATTTTACAATAGGCCGGTCTATGGCAGAAGAATTACCATTTATGCCCGGATATGATTATACTAGAATGTTAAAACCAGACTTTTCGGTAGAAGAGTACATGGAGGAATACCATAAGTTTAAGACTCGTAAAATTGGTAATTTTAGTGCAGCTTCACCAGAAGTATTTATGGAACTATATAAAAAGGAAATCCATAAATATCAACGAGAATATGAAAAATCGAGAAAAGGGTAATATACCCGGGTTTAGTAATTATTACATATCCCGTACTGGAAAATTATACTCGAAATTTACTGGTAGTTGGAAATTAGTAAAACCTGCTATGAAAGATAATGGTTATTTATCTAACTCTTTAGTAGGAGATGGTGGTAAACGGAAGAACTTTTATAGACACAGGTTAGTTGCTTCTATTTACATCCCTAACCCAAACAATTATCCTCAAGTATGTCATAAAAATAACAATCCAGAGGATAATCGGGTAGGTAATTTATATTGGGGTACAGCTAAGATGAATATGGGTCAGTGTATAGAAGATAAAAGATTCTATTTTGTTGGTAAAGAACGAGAACGTAAGGTAAATGTAGAATTATTAATTTCTAGGTATATAGAGGGTATACCAAGAAAAGATATACTAGAAGAATTCGGTATATCAACTGGAGTATTATATAAAATATTACGGTATAATAACATAAAACTAAGGAAATGAAGAAGATTTTAAACGGGCCCACGGTATGGAGGGCTAAATGCCCAGTATGTGATTGCGAATTTGAATATGATACCAGTGAAACTTTTGGGGTTTATAATAAATCTGGGGATTATTTTAGGATAGTACAATGTCCTAATTGTAAAACTAATATAAAGCATTCAGATTCAGTATCTACCATTACAGGAGTGAAAAGAGAAGATACTATGTCTACATAAATAATATAAATTTATGGAATTATGGCAACACAGAAAGAGATTGATAATGCAAGTAAGTTAACTGCCCTTACTTATATGGTTGCAGGTTGCTTAGGTTATTCTATCGAAAATTTACTTAAGTATTTAGATGTGGTTAATCTAAGGTTGAGTGGACAAGAAAAAATGTTACTTAACCGATTAAAGACTCAGTTATCTCAAGTACAAACTAATCTTACTACTTTAGAGGGATTGGCTTTTAAAGTAATGGCTACGGATGAGGATGGTAAACTTGCTTATGAAGATGCCACCCATATTTATTGGGCTGCATTTTTAGCATTACTCGATAGAGGTGGTACTGATAACTTATGCGACTTAAGATTAATGGCTTTGGTAGATAAGATAAGCATCTATAAATCTCTTCTTAATTTGCCCGGTATGAAACTCTCTTATCAAATGGCTTTTGCTCAAGTGAGTAAAGCTATAGGTAATGGTGAATTTAGTAAAGAAGACTTTAAAAACCTATTAGAAGTTTATGAAGACAGAACTGAAAAAACTAAAGGTTAAGTTTGAAGGTAAGGTTCTCGAAATAGATATTCAAAAAGAGTTATCTATTAATGAGAATATTATTAATTCTCAGCTAAGAGAATCCCCTTCTAGTTACTATGTACTTTGTTCTTTAAGAGATAAGTATATAAAAGAAAGGGATTTACTAGCAAGGGAAAAGGATGAAGCTTATTCTAATGCTTGGGTATATTATAAGGATGCTAATGAGAGATGGAATAATGAGTACGTATCTCATAAGGCAAACCTTAACAAGAAGTATTCTTCTATCAATGAAAGGTATTTGAAAGCAGTAGAGAAAGCAAACAAGTTCATAACAATTTGTAGATGCTATGAGTCTAGAGAAAACATCCTAAGAACTATTAATGCAAACCTAAGAAAAGGTTAACATATTGAACTATAATAGATTACTAACTTTTAAAAACAGTATTAGAATATGAATTATTCAATGTCATTTATCTCACCTCTTGTGGCTGAGAAATTTAATCAGGAATTACCGGGATGTCCAACAGAAAACCGAGTACTTATTTTATCGCCTAAGGAGGTAAATCAAACTAAATCAGGTTTGATTATCCCGGAACAGGTAAAAGAAGGGGTACCTCGTAAAGGTGTAGTAGTAAAAAGTGGTATAATCACTGAAGACTACAAAACTTACAGAGAGTTGGTTGAAATAGGTAAAGTAGTTACCTATGGATTGTATGCAGGAAAGGAATTGGAATTCGAAACAGACAAACTATCACCGGCTCTTCAACAGTTGCTTGAGAAAAACGTTCTTACTGTACTTAGTATGAACGAGATAGTTTATTCAGAACCGAATAATCAAAATTAAAATATTATGATAAAAGACAAAAAGAAGGTCTCATCAGAAGGTCTTTCTACAAAGGAAAAGATGATGGCTAGGAAGAAACAGTTAGAGTCTAAGGGTAATGGCAATGGTTTAGTATTCCCTAAAGAGGGTACTTTACGAATGAGAATCAAATCTCCAGGTGACGACCAGGAATTGGGAATAGAGATTATTCAATTCTACTTGGGAGGTAATTTGGGTGGAGTAATATCTCCGGCTACTTTTGATGAACCTTGTCCATTTATGGAAAAGTATTCAGAATTGAAAAATTCTAAAGACGAAGATGACAAGGAACTTGCAAAAAACTTGGTACCAAGAAGAAGGTATGTTATTGGAGGTCCAGTATATGCTGACGAAAAAGGAACTAAATTCGATTACGAAGGTAAAGATAAGGGAGTTTTAGTTCCACGCTCTGTATATCAAGATATTATCGATTTATACCTTGACGAGGATGAAGCTGGTGATATGACAGATCCAAGAACAGGATATGATATCAAAATTATTCGTTCTGGTTCTGGTAAGCTTGATACTACCTATTCTGCTCGTGCTTGTAAACCAACTAAGCTGGATAAGAAATACCAAGGTAATGTAGACCTAGAAGGTATAGTTCGTTCTCAAATCAAATCCTACGAAGAGTTGGAAGAGTTATTGGCTAAGTACCTGAATGAAGACCATGGTGAAGATGATGAGGATGAAAAGCCAAAGAAGAAAAAGAAGAAAGGTATTCACAAAGATCATTATATGGATGAAAAGCCAAAGAAGAAAAAATATAAGTCGGACATTTAAGGGTTAGTAAATATGGTTTCATTAGAAGGTGGTAATTAGATTCGTTCTGTTATCACCTTCTTTAGTTTAAATACATTACATTATGGTATCAAAAGAATATTGGGCAAGCTTATCAGATGAAGATAAGTCAAAGATTATAAGGGAGTTTTGTAAAATTAATAATATTGGACCAGAATTTGATTATGCAAAGGTAAGAGCTTTTTCGGAAAGGATTAAGCAGATATATAAGGAAGCAGGTATAATCCAATCTAATAAGGTTTGTGAACACCCAGTTATAGTATTAAAATTGGTAGATCCTCTTATGGCAGAGATGATATTTTCATGGATGTATACTAGAGTAAAATTACCAAATGGTAACCAATCAGAAGTACCATTCATGGGATATCATCTAGTAGAATATGTGTTCGATAAGGGCAGTCTCATGGAGTTTACGGATGAAGAGAAAAATGTATTGAATCATGCAATGAACATTTTAAAATCAAAAGGAGTTTAATATGGCAAAGAAATCTAAGGTTGGTTTAAAAGTACCAACAGCAAATGAGATGGCAAAGAAATATGGGAGTATGATAAAATTAGCTTCAGAAGTTACTGATACTGATTTATATATACCCTCAACATTCTTTGCTTTGAATTACTTATTCGGTAAAGGAATCCCCTATGGTAAGTCAGTAGAAATTGCAGGGGAAGAATCTTCGGGTAAATCCTTGGTAGCTTATAACTTTGCTTATGCTACTCAACAACTTGGAGGTCATGTAATATGGGTAGATGCAGAACAATCATGGATGAACTCCTGGGCAGAGATTAATGGGGTAGACCCAGCAAAGGTAACTATTGTTAATGATACTCGTATTGAATATATTGCAGACGTAGTAGCAGACTTAGCAATATATCTACGTTCTCAATTAACTCACAATGAGCCAATACTCTTAGTAATCGATTCCATTGCAGCTACTGACTGTACAGACAATATAGATGCTAAAATGGTTGATGGTAAAGCTGAGATGGGAGGCAGGGCAAAGGCTTTATATAAATACTTCCGTATTAGAAGTGAGTTATTTTACAAACTCGGAGTATCACAGATTTATATTAACCAATTAAGAACTGCCTTGAATGTTGGGTTTGGTAAAGATAATACAACAACTACTGGAGGTGCTGCACTTAAGTTCTATGCTTCAATCCGAGCTGCTTTCTATTCAGGAAGGTCTGTTACAATCAAACAAAATGGAAAAGAAAGGAAAGCTGGTAAGCTTGTCACAATCAGACTTATTAAAAACAAGGTTGCTCCTCCACGCCCTACAATTAGCAAATGCCCAGTATACTTCAATCCTAAATTCCATGAGGTTGGATTTGATAGATGCTATGCTTTAGAGGATGTACTTGTAGATACTGATGTAATAGAAAAAACATCGGGTGGGTACAAACTAAAAGGTAAAACCCTTGCAAGAGGAGAGGAGAAATTCCAAAAGCTTTTGGAAGAGGATGATGAACTTCGTAGAAAACTTTTACGGAAAGCCGGAGTAAATACCATAGGTACTACTAAAAAACAACTGGAGAAGATAGAAACTAATCTCTTCCCGGTTGATGGTGTAGAATACGAAAATTATGCAGACTCAGATGAAGAGGAGGAAGAAGATGAGTAAGAAAACAATATTATTGATTGATGGAGAGAATATTCTCCATCAATCTTTTCACAAGTTCGAGAAACTTAAATCTACAGATGGTAAACCAAGTGGAGCAATATTCGGATTTTTTAAATCACTACATATGTACCTTACAAGGTTTGAACCTGATGATGTTTATATATCCTTTGATAATGGGCATTCTCCGGTAAGGATGGAGTTACTACCTAATTATAAGGGTCATAGAAAAAATATCTCAGTAGATTATGAGTCATTGCAAAAACAAAAGGCAGTGATAATGAAAATACTGGGTATGCTAAGAATTAATTATATATTCGATAGAAAGAAATCCACAGTATATGAAGGTGATGATTTCTTAGCATACCTTGCAATTAAAAAATTCCAATCTGAGAAAATGATATTAATATCCTCAGACAAGGATTTTAATCAACTGTTATCAAATAACCTAAGGATATATAATCCGAGAAAGGATGAGATGATTCGGATGGAGAATTGCAAAAAACTTTTCGGTTATCATTCACATGAAACTGTATCATACCTTGCAATGGTGGGTGATACATCCGATGATATTCCGGGGTTCCCAGGTATTGGACCAGTAAAAGCAAGGAAGATACTTGATGAAGGTACTATTCATAAGTTCTTAGAGGATGAGAATAATCGAGAAAAGTACTTAGAAATATGGGAAAGAAATAGGCAATTAATTGACCTATTCTACTTTGTGGGACATAATCCTCTCGATAAGTTACCCATCAAAACAAAGAAAAAGTTCAAATACGAAAAGTTCAAAGCTATTTGTATCGAATACTCTTTAGCATCATTCTTGACAAATGAATTTATAAAACCATTTAAAGATTTGTTATCATGAAAAGAATTATGTTTGTAGGGCCAAGTGG